CTAGTTCTTTCCATCATCTTCTTTCTTAAAGTGCTTTACCGCCTGGGTATACATTGATAACAGGCTAGAAATATCGCCTCCTGAATAGACAGGTACCCTCTGAGCCCTGACTAGTTCAATCAGTAATGCGTATGCCGACTCTTCGGGTGAGTCTTTCGGGTTCACCAGTCCAGACATAAGACCTCCTTTTATTGTGGGGTATTTAGCTTAATCGTTCCTTCATTTATTGAACAGCCTGATAAACGATCGCTATTAATGGGCTGATGGCACCCATAGAGAATCTGGTATCCTCATAGGCCCTTGTATGTCCGACATTCACAGGGACTAACGTCATGAAAACTCGATACCTTCCTGTTTTAGTACTTTTTTACTTCTAATCGCATAAATAGGCATTAATTATACTGCATATCAGTAACTTACTGATTGACCTAAAAAATCATGAAAATTTAAACCCTTTGGGGGCACTATAGTGACATTGCCTTAAATTTTCTGTCCAGTAGACCCACCTGATCATGATCCATGTCACCTATCCACTTAGAATATACGGTGTAAACCATTCGCGCGTTTTCGTGTCCCATCTGACTTGCTATGAAAGCTGGATTTGCACCGGCTGAAAGCGACCAGCACGCATAGGTGTGCCGGGACTGGTAAGGGTGACGGTATCGGATGCCTGCTTTCTTCAGGCCTCGCTCCCAGCTATACGAGATAGATCGTTTTGAGTAAAAGCCAGCTTTGCTTCTCGATTGAGCCTTAGGCTGGAACACAAACTTTAACGACTGGCTCTCTGTCTTGCCCAGCTCCCGGTGGTTAAAAATTATATCGGTTTGAGCCGTATTGCCGGTAAGCTCAAACTGCTCCTTAAGTGCATCCAGTGCAGGCTTTAGCAGAGTGATAGTGCGCTCTCCCGCTGCTGTTTTCGGCGGCACAAATAAACCTTTATTAGTGATATTACGACTGACGTTAATTATCCCTTTAACCAGATCCACATCTTCCCACGCAAGAGCACATAACTCTCCATGTCTTAACCCGGTAAAAACTGCCACACGCCAGATGCGGGCATGAAAATTTGTAAGCGCGGAGAGAAGACGCTGATATTCATCATGTAGTAGCGGGTCCGGTAAATTCCGGCTCTTCTTTAGCGGTTTTACATTTTCATAAGGTGCATGCGAAATAAAGCGGCTCTGGTGTGCAAAACGAAGCATTGAGCACAGTACGCTAATACGGGAATTAACCGTATTCACTGCGCGGCCGTCTTTATTCAGCCACGGTGCCTTATGGTTCTGAACCGTGCCATACAGAAGCTCACGTCTGTAATTTAAAATGTCGCTGTGCTGAATATCCTCAAGCGACGTGTCAGTACCAACTATACGCGTTAGCGTATTGATGATGGATGTCAGGTTCTGAAAGCTGGCGGCTGCTATCTCTATCTCTTTTACTGACAAAAACAGGCTGCAGAGCTCACCGAAGTTCTTAATGCTCTGCGTAGTAGCCTCGCCCGGACGCAGCTTTGACTCAGGAAATCGCAGCTGGTAGTCAAACGTACCCAGCTGGATCTCGCTGCTTATTAACGCGCGTAGGTTACCAGCCTTTTTGATATTGGCATTATTGACTGTCCATCCCTTCAGGGTTTCCCGGCATCGCTTCCCACGATAGAGAAACCAAATCCGTATTTTTCCATTATGAATTTCTACACCTGTTGGCAAAGCGGGCATCATGCATCCTGAACAAGCTGATTAATTTTTGGGAAGTTATACCAAACGACTGCGCGGTCCTTACTGGCCTCTGCCGACTGAGGTAAACGTTTAAAGTGAACACCCTCGATCCAGGCACCTGAGCGGTAGCTTTTTATCTGGCGAGGCGTGAGGCCGGTCCTCTCGACTAAGCGAGACTCAACAACCCATTCTTCATTGAAAATTATCTGTGCCATATGAAGTACCTGGCGATCAGCACGAGTATAACTATGCTGATCGCGCGTTGATGATATTTCGATATCAAGACATCCGGCCAGCGAGGTGGCGCAGCCGTCGCGCGCCAGTGATCGCCGTGGCCACGTAGCTGGTGCTGCGGTTTTCCACCTCAACTGTTATCTTCGCCCCGTCCACCTGTACGGTGTATTTGCTGCTGGTGGCCCGGCTGGCGTAATCGCCGAACCGCTCGACATGACGGGCCAGTGCGGCGTCACATGCCCGACGGGCCAGTGGCGAGTCCTTCCTGCTTCGGTTAATCAGCCTCATTCAGCACGCTCCGGATCCAATACGTCCCAGCAGTTCCGCTCAATGTTTGCCAACAAGCGGCGTTCTTCGACCTCGGCCAGCGTCCGGCCGGTCAGCTCGGCGATTTGCTTGTTGTTATGGGTCAGCAGTAGCTTCAGCTCGCTGTTGCTCCAGCGGGTTTGTTTATCGCTCATCTCGTTACCGGGAGGGTTACCCCTCCCGCCTCCCTTAGCTCACGTATTCCGGCTTCATATCACCCAGGGTGATGGCAAACTGGTCATGCAGCTCATCGCCCAAATGGCGCCTGGCCGCCGCCAGTGTCTGCTCAGCTTTAGCAAACTGCTCAGCAGCATCCGGCTCGCCGGACTGGGGCAGGGAGTTAATGGCCGCCTCTACCTTGTTACGGGCATCGACCAGGTAGTAGCGACGAACGGCTTTGTTTTTCAGCTCAGTGAACAGCGCTGAGCCGAGGATGGGTTTGGCCGCTTCGATATCAACCCGCACGGATTTGGCCTGGTCCACCGATTGCGCACCCTCGATGCGATCACGGAACTCGTCCGCCAGCACGTCGATATTGGTACCGGATTCTTGTGCGCTTGCGGTTGTCTCAGGAGTGCCGCGGGTAATTTCGCCCAAAGTGACGCGCTGCTGCTGCGCCGGGTTGATCACTTTTTCCTGACGCTCCTCGATTTCATCGGCGGTGTATACACCAAGAATCACATCGGGACAGTAAAGGCGCGCCCAGCGTTTCACTCCCAGATAAGCCAGCTGCTGGCGGGGATCGCTTGCCCAAAGTGTTGAATTACGCACCTGAGCCTGAGACAACATCAGAACGAGTTCACGGGGTTCGTCCTCGCCCTTCATGGTTGCCCATACGCGGACACCTACACCTGCCTCATCTTTCAGATTCCAGCCAGGCGCGATATACTTTTTCCCCTGTCCATTGGTTTTCTCAACAAACCGGCCAACGATGTTTTCCCATTCACCGAACCATTCAAAATGCAGGCGATCTTTTGTGGGAGACATGTTCGTGACGACAGCGTTGACCAGCTGAGCTTCATAACCGAGTACGCCGCTATTCCCGACGATGAACGTTTTCTGAGCCACAGCGAATGGATCCATACCCCAGCGGGCGGCCTGCATTACAACGGCCATGCAGGCATCAGGCTTGCCACGAAAATGCTCTGGTACGAACGCGCCGCTGTTCGCCATGACTGCCGACAAGGTCCGGAGGCGTTCGAACAGCTCACCGTTGGTCAGGATTGAAATGTTGTCGATCATCTGCGATTTATTTTCGGTGTTAGAAATTACTGTAGACATTGTCATTTCCCCTTATGCCTGGTCGCGCAGCGCTTCAAGGCGGCGCAGATCGAAGTCGTCAAGTTCATCGGTGTAATCGTCTGTGATCGGCGCTGGCCACTCTTCTGTGTCGAACCCGGTAGCGATAGCACGCATGGTTTTGCGGTATTCCAGCATGCCCAGCTCCAGCAGCTCTGCAGATGCCTCGATAATGGCGATCCAGTGGTAGCTCTCGTCTTTGTTAACGAAAATCCAGAAGAACTGATCCAGCGCCGCGGTTTCGCAGTACATGGCCGCGCTCAGGTGGTAGTCACGCATCCGGATTTCACGACGCAGGCGGGCTTTGAGTGCATCTGCTTTCACATCCCACATGCTGATAGTTTTGAGGTCGGCACCGATGCGGACGCCGTCCAGCTCGAGCTCGACGTCCGGGCGCACGCGGATTTCGAGGCCGGTCTCTTCGTCAATGCCGAAATAGCTGGTCTCAACAGCGCGATCCGGATGCAGTAGCAGCTTCCCTGCGGTCGGGTGCGCATGCAGCGCTGCCTGGATGTTCAGCGCGGTGGCGTACTGCTGGCGGGTAACCAGAACTTTGCCTTCCGGGTTCTCGCGCCAGGCGTCCAGCAGTTCGTCAGCGAACACGGCTTCTGGGCGTACCGCCTTGAGCGCCTGAATCAGATCCACTTTGGTACCGGACACTTTCAGCGGCGCGGGTTTCTGTGCCTCCTGCGCGACCAGGTCAGGATTGACGATCGCAAGCTGCTCGAGGAGCGCGTCACGGCTGCCGCTGGTTTTCGCCGGAGCGGGCAGGGTGGCGTTGTACTCTTTGATGCACGCTTTCATAGCCGTGGCGGTCTGTTTCTTGTCGGCCTCGATGCGCTGGAATTCCACCGGCAGCGCCATATAGCTCTCTGCGGTTTCGTCTACTGCTGCGCCCAGCGGCAGCGGCGCGGGCAGGGTGGCGTTATGCACCTCCAGCAGCGCTTTGATATCTTCTGTGCTCAGCTGCGGCGGCAGGCTTGCGTTGTACTCCTCAATGCAGCCGCGGATCGTCGCCGTGGTGGTGAAAGCACCTTCCGGGATTTCCGGCTCGATGCTGAACTCGGCGGCCAGGGTTTCCGGCTGCAGTGCCAGCGCATGCACCAGATTGCCCATGTCCAACACCTTCGACCGCTCCTTCTGGATGGTCTTCTCGACGTGGCGGGCGTTGAAGTACATCAGGGAGACGCGGGCGTCTTTCACCATGGTGCTGCTGATGCCGTTCGCTGCGTGGTAAACCTCGTTCGGCAGCCCCTCATAACGGCCCGGCTCGAAATACGCTGGCCATTCCTTCACGGCGGCCTCTGGCTCGGGAATATCTGCTTCTGGTCCGATTTCTGGCATTTCTGGTTCGGTTTTAGGTAATTCCGGCTCATGCTGGTTCAGAGGTTCGATATTCTGGTCCAGATCGGCGGCAACGTTACTCGCCAGTTCCGGTGCAGCAGCGGCGAGTATATCCGCCGGGTTTACGCTGCCTGCTTGCGCAGCAGCTTCATCAACACTTTCGACCGCTGGTAACGCAGCACCAGCCGGGCTTTCGCTCTGGTCAGTCTCTTCCATCTGCACATGTACGACGCTCTCCGCTTCCTGTTTTGCGACTTCGTTTGAGGGGGGAATGATGGCTGGGTTTACTTTCACACCCATAAGGCCTTCGATGGAGAACATGCCGCCGCCCAGGCTCTCAACCTTAGGCTGATCATCACCGGCCGCCGCCCACTTCGGTAGGGTGTGGACTTTGTTACCTTGCTCTTCGGCGATCTGCTGCTCTTCGGTTTTTACCCACTTCGGCATAACGTGGTTCGTGTCAGCCAGCTGGCTATCGGCTGCCTCGCGTACCGATTCTTCAGCCTTCGGCTGGCGGCCTGCACGGGAGTCTTCATCCCATTCTGGATAACCTTTAGAGTGCTCGCCGTTTTCATAAATCCCGTGCGCGGTGAACCAGTCACGTACCAGACCACGGAGTTCAGTTGTGGTCTCTTCACCAGTCCATGGAATGGCGCGGGTCACACCGAAAATACTGTTGGCGTTGTACTCGAGGATGTCAGTGGTTTTGCCGAGCACCTTGAGAGCCCGGGCATGAGCGTCTTTTTTCTGGTCTGCCAGCTCTTTGGCTGCCATGAGTTGCGTACGGTTGATTTGTCCGGGTACTGCATCCGGGAACAACAGGGCGATAGCGATCTCGATGCTCAGGTTCGCCATGTTCTGCGCGACTGCTCGCTTATAGGCTACAGGGGCTGGTGGGGCTTCATCGGCGGTAACGGTACTGACGCGATTTCCGGCAGCCCACTCGCGAACGAGAGCCTCACGCTCACCATGATCATCGGCCGCAAGCCAGGTTTGGGTGAACTGCAGCACCAGTGACAGCTCGTGGCGTTCCTGCTGATTGAAGACCTCCTTGATGGACGAGGTGTAGACCCACAAACCAGCAGTATCGAATGTTTTTAGCTCGGCACAGTTTTCGGCGACCAGCAGCAGGTTCTGGACATAACCATTATCGGTGTCCATTTCGAGAGCGGTAATCTCAGCGTGTTCACTGCGGGTCAGATGATGGCGCAGTTCGTCAGCAGTCAGCTGCGACAGAAGCTGTTTGCGGAACGGCATGCTGCAGACAGGATAGCGTGTACCCTCATCGTCATTTTTGTAGATCTTCAGGCCGTTATCTACCAGCAGAACGTCCGATGAAACTAACTCGACCTCAGGCTCAGCTGGCAGTTCGCCGCTCAGCCAATCTTCTACCAACTGGGCGCGTTCGCTGGCGTCTGCCTGCACCCATGATGAGACGAAACTGGCGATGCGTTCGGCGTCGTGGCTTTGATCCTGCGGGAATACTGCTTTGTGCGCCTGCACCAGCTTCCACTCTGCATGAGCAGAGAGTTCATCAATGCCCGGTGTGCTGGAGGCGGCCTGAAGCAGGTACTGAACGTAAACATTGTTTACGTTCAGCACTAACTCATTGGCAGCAATGTGCTGAGCTTCACTGATCAGCGTTTGCTGTTTATCGTTCAGCAGGTGAATGGCGAGTCGCAGCGAAAGCCTGCGCTCGCTTACCGGGCGGAGATCGTCGCTGGTAGCAGCAGATTGGGCACAAAAGGCTGCAGCGCCGGAGGTTGATGTTTCAACCGGACCAGCGTCAACCAGCACGGTATCAGAGACGACAGGGTCAGCAGCTGCGGTACCGCCATTATCCGTTTCGCCCATAACAGAGTTCCATGAGCGGCCATCTTCGCCGAGGGTGTAGCGGTCGCACCAGGTATCATCCAGCATGCCTTCTTCCGGCAGATCGTCAACGACATGCCAGTCGGTGCGCAGCGGCAGCTGGTAGTCAGCACCACGGCCAACAGCTATATCGGCGTCATCAAGAATGTTGAGCATCTCGCGTTCTGCGCGAGAGTCGGATTTTGCAGAGAACCAGCAGAAGAGGTTTTTCTTCTCTGATTTCGCTTTGGCTTTAACTACAAACGCATACGTGTTCATTGCGTCTTAGCTCCTTTGGGTTGTAAGATCCCCGGCGCTGTATAAGCCGCCTGACTTGGGTGGTTGTAATTTCCGGTGTGCTTTGGTCGGCCTACACCGGACGGAGAGCCCGCTTCGGCGGGTTTTTTCGTTACAGGGTCACGGCTGGCTGTTCGTCGTTACGGACAATGCGCTCCACTTCGAAACACTCGCCCGCTACGCGCTGCTCGATAGCTGCCGCTTCGCACTGCTGCTGGTCTTCATACACGCCCAGCACCACATCCTGAAAATCGCCGTTGGTCATGCCCATGGTTAGCACCAGAGCAAACAGAGTGTTCATCAGTGCGTCCCCGCCGGCACCAGGTGCGGCTCAATGTTGCGGGCAGCATACGGGCGGCGAATGTGGCGCAAATTGCCCTGCGGTTCATGCCAGTACATGCCATCGGTGTAGTTAAAAGAGACGAGCCAAGCTGCGCCGGTGCGCTGGTTGCGCATCGCTACTGCTTTCCCGCTGTTTGGTACTGCCTGATTGGTAGTTGCCATCTCATCCTCCCGGTCTTTCCCGGCGTCAGAACGTTAAACCTGCTGCGTGTTGATAACTCCACCTCATCCGGTGCTTCGTATGCCGCCGGTAGCTACTGCGTGGGCTCCATGCCTTGGTGGTCGGTACTGCGTTTTGTTGGATAAAGTAAACCCTATTCGTGTTAATCAGTCAACACAAATTGTGTTTAAAGTGGGCGTGAGAAATGGTGGGGTGTTTTAATTCAGAAAATTAATCTGAAGGGAAGAGGGGAAAATGCCGGAACGACAGTAGATTCAGAGGCATTATCGCGGATCGTCTTTTATCCGCCCTCTGACATATTTTTCTACAAACTCATCCAGTTCTTTCAACCGCAGCTCAAAGACACGAAGCATGTTGTCTTGTTCCGCAAGAGGCAGCTGGTTAAAAAGCTCAATTAACCGGCGATGGCGATCAGTTAGCAACTGATCAGCTTCACCTTTATCACCAAACATCAGCTCACAAGGCGTCATCTTTAACGCGGCAGCAAGCACAGCCGCATCATCAGCTCCGATACTGCGGCTGCCTGACTCGTAATTGCCAATACGCGATTGCGTCCAGCCGCACCATTCAGCCAAGACCCTTTGGGAAATCCCAATCTTTTCCCGGGCCTGCTTCAAGCGAGCTGCGATTAGTTCATTTGTATTCATAGTCAATTTTTACCACGCAGCGTGTTTATTATCAAAACTCGAATTGTGTTGATCTTCTAACACATATTGTGTTTAATGCTTCAAAACAGAGATGAGGCCTTAAATGAACAACATTGCTAAAGAACGCACTGCGCTGGGAATGACTCAGGAGCAGTTAGCTCAAGTTTTTGGCTGGAGGCAATCCCGCCTCTCCAACTACGAGACAGGGCTCCGTCAGCCTGGCTTAAACGAGTGCCGGACTATTGTTGAAACGCTCAACAGGCTAGGCCGGGAGTGCACTCTGGATAGTGTTTTTCCTCCTGGAAATAACGCAGATGGAAACGTCACGGAGTAAACATGCAAACACTTACTTTTCAACAGAGTATCCCATTTACACAGGCAGCGATGATAAATCGCTCTCAAGTCGTTAACGCCTTGCCAGAGCCCGGCGATGTTCGCGATGCCGTGCGCGCCTGGGCAGCGGCAGCGGGGCAGGATGTTGTTGCTGCTCACATCGTGGACCAGTGGCGCAGTTGCGGCGGGGAGGGTGTCGAGTTTCCAGCAGATATCAGCCGCGCCCGGCAGAAACTTTTTCGCTGGCTCGATAACCGTTTCGATACCGACGACTGCCGTGAACGGGTGCGTCAGTTGACGCCTGCGATCCTGGCCGTTCTGCCGCTGGAGCATCGCGGCGCGCTGGTGGGCGGTGACTGCAAAATTACGCGCCTGGCACATGCCGAGAAAGAAGTTGCAGAGGCCAAGCGCGCAGTGCTGCTGGACGCGCCCAGGCATCAGAAGCTGAAAGAAATGAGCGAGGGGATCGTCTCGATGTTTAGGCTTGAGCCGGATCTGGCCGGGCCGCTGATGGCAATGGTTACGACAATGCTGGGAGGAATATGACAGGTCTGAAAATGGTGAAAGCCGCGCTGGTGGAACAGCAACGGCTTTCGGGTGCAAAAACTGAGCGTGATTGCGGAGAGCAGTATGTCAAACACCGCTGAAATATACAAATTCCCCGCGCCTCCTCCGGCGCAACAGGAGAGCCGTATGGCTGATCTGGAAAATGGCTATCTGCGTTTAGCCAACCAAATCCAGGACGCCTTATGTATCGTCGAGTTATCAGGACGTGAATTCCGTGTTCTGAATGCGATTGTCCGGCTGACCTATGGCTGGTCGAAAAAATCAGACCGGATCGCCAATAGCCTCATTGCAGACAAAACGACGCTGAAGGTTAAGCATGTCTCTGAAGCTGTGCTGAGCCTCGCCTACCGGAACATCATTATCCTGCGCCGCATCGGGCAAACCAGATACATAGGGATTAATACCAGCCTGGATAAGTGGGCTTATACCAAGCCGAACTGCATGAAATGCCCGGTGGATTTCCCGTCCGCTGAAGCTGACACATGGGCAATTACCATCCCTGAAAAAGGGGACAACTATCCCCAAAAACAGGGAAGAACATCCCTGAAAACAGGGACAGCTATCCCTGAAAATGGGGATGGTAATAATCACCCTCAAACCATCCCTGAAAACGGGGATGGTTATCCCCGAAAACAGGGAAAGGTATCCCTGAAAACAGGGAACACCAAAGACATTCTTTCAAAGACAAATATAAAAGATCTAACCCCCTCTAGTCCCCCAGGGGGGAAGGTGAAGTTCGATCCGCTGAGCATACCGGTTCCTGAATGGCTGAATGCATCGTCGTGGAATGAGTGGGTCGCGTATCGCCGCCAGTCCGGGAAGCCCATCAAAACCGAGCTGACCGTCACCAAGGCGTTCCGCCTGCTGAAGCAGTGCCTGGACGAGGGACACGATCCGGTGGACGTGATCAACGCCAGCATCGCCAACGGGTACCAGGGTTTGTTCAAGCCAAAATTCGGACTCAGCGGTCGCAAGGCGGGCCGGGATGTGAACCAAATTTCTCAGCCAGGTAACGACATTCCAGACGGATTCAGGGGGTAAGCGTGAAAAATATTATTGATACCGGTAGCGCCCTTGAGCGCCTGAAGAAAATCATCCCTGCCAATGTGCAGCCTAAATTCCGCAATGCTCAGGAGTGGCAGGCATGGCAGGAAGCGGAAGGGCGCAAACGCTCTGAGGAAATCGACCGGCTGAACCAGCGGGTGCGGTCAGAGAAAATTTTTGGCCGGGCTGGCATACAGGCCCTTCACCGCAGTTGCTCGTTTGCAAACTACGACGTGTCATGCCCGGAGCAGCGCCAGGCGTACAGCATGGCGAAAAGCTACGCCCAGAACTTCGGCGGTGGGTTCGCAAGCTTCGTCTTCAGCGGCGCGCCGGGCACCGGGAAGAACCATCTGGCTGCGGCTATTGGCAATCACCTGCTGGCAGCCGGGCACTCCGTGCTGGTGGTGACCATCCCTGATCTCATGTTGCGCGTTCGCGAGTGCTACGACGACGGGCAGTCCGAGTCGTCACTGCTGAACGAGCTCTGCAATGTCGATCTCCTGGTGCTGGACGAGGTGGGGATTCAGCGCGGCTCCAGCGGCGAGAAGGTAATCATCAACCAAGTTATTGACCGCCGGCTTTCAGCCATGCGGCCAGTCGGCATCCTGACCAACCTGAATCATGGCGAGCTGGTCACCACCCTCGGCGCACGCGTTATGGATCGCCTCCAGATGGACGGCGGTATCTGGGTTAATTTCGGCTGGGCGAGTTATCGCAAAAACGTCAGCCACCTGCGTGTCGCGAAATGAGGTGACTATGAGCAACCGCTTAAAACCGAAGCAAAAGGCCATCGTTGATTTCATTGAGGCAAACGGCCTGGCAACGCCCCGCCAGATCCGCAAGCTGCTCGGCTGCGACATCCGTGAGGCCTATGACCGTCTCAAGCGCCTGCGCATGGCCGGGATCGTCAAGAACATCGGCAAACCGAAGCATCCGGAATACCAGCTGTTGCAGCGCTGGCAGGAGAAGATCACACGACCCAGACCAGCACCTGCAGCGCCAGCAGCGAAGGCAAAGCCGCCAGCGAAAGCAGAGCAACCAGTTCCAGCAGCACCGTCCATTGCCGACGTTTGCCGTCAGAACTGGCAGGGTTACGAAATTCATAAAATTTTTGGGAGTGCACGGGCATGAGTGAATCACTGAATAACAAAGAGCTGGTGGCCGCAGGTCATCAATTTGCACGGCTGATGTCGAGTGACATGCCGCTGATCGATATCGCAAAAATGATGTCCCGCCTGGCCGAACGGCTGGATTGCACCACGGCTGCGCTGCGCGAAAAGACAAAACAGTGCGATGCGCTGACGGCGGACAGCGTGGCCCGTGCCGAAATCATCGGTCAGTTGGTCTGGCAGTACAGCGCCAGTGGCATTAAGCCAGTGCAGAAATCGCTGAACCCGGCCTCCGTGCTGTTGTTCGATGCACTGGAGGTGCTGCGGCAACCAGCGACAGAGGCGGCTATTGTCGAATTGAAGGCGCAGGGCGTTGATCTTTTCGCTCGGGAAATGGCACGGACTCATTCCCAGTGTCAGGCAGGAGGATTCTTTGATCGGCAGGTGGTGGTTTACGACAAGTTCAGGTATGTAGCCACAGCGTTCGCTCAGCAGCTGCGCGCCGGGGAGGTTCAGCCATGAAATGGGGTCATAACGCACTGGCTCACGATCTGGCTGAGCATCTGCGCCAGAACACCGCCCGCATCGTCTGGGAAGACATGCAGCTCGGCCCAAGCGGTACCGCGCGCCCCGACGTCTATGCGCTGCCGTGCTCATTCAGCAAGTTTTGCCCGGTGGTCTATGAGGTCAAAGTTTCCGTTTCAGATTTCCGCGCTGATGTGACCGCCGGTAAATTCACAAAGTATTTTGCGTACGCCAGCGCCGTGGTCTTCGCTGTGCCCGATGGGATGCTCAAAAAGACCGATATCCCTGAAGGCTGCGGGCTGATGGTTCGCAAAGAGGGCGGCTGGTATACGGTGAAAGGGCCAACAATGCGCCCGATCGACACATTGCCCCGCGATGCCTGGGTAAAGCTGGTCATCGACGGGATCCGACGTGAAACTGAGCGCACCCGGTTATCTATGCGCACTGCGCCAGTATACGTCCAGGAAACCCGGCTGGCCCGGCGGCACGGTCAGGAAATCGCTAGCCTGGTGTCGCAGGCTTACAGCGCAAAAAAACGCCTTGAGTCGGCTATTGAGCAGCAGGAAAAGCGCCGGGCAGAAGTATTCCAGCAGACCGAGCAGGAAGCGCGCTGGCATCGCGAAAGCATGGAGCGGCAGGCCGAAAGCCTCAACAGAGCGCAGTCCGAACTGGCTGAAGTTTTAGGACTGCATGCTGATGCAACAGTGAATCAACTCACCAGAGCTATCAACGAGGCCAGTTACCGGCTGGCGCAGGATTCAGAGATTCAGCGCCTGCGTGGGATCTTCACGAATTTGGAAAAAATGCTCACTAAAGCGAATGCGAAATTACCGGGTGAGTCAGCTACGGAGGATGCAGCGTGAAAATCGAAAAGGCTAAAGCCGAGTTACAGGCTGCAACGTCTGGTCCCGGCGGAATATATTGGCGCTATACCCCTGCGATATCTACTGTGCTAGCAGCACTCGAGCGCGCAGAGAGGCAAATTGCGAAACTAGAGGCGCGTACGCCCACAGTCAAACTGCCTGATGGATATGCCGTTCGTACGGGCCACCCCATCAATGAGGGCGAGCGGAGCGTCATGATCCTCAAAGCAGTTGGCGGTCAGTGGCTTTCTCGGTTCGATGTAGAGCACGCACTCCGAGTTGCTGGCATCAACTGGAAGGAGAAGACTTAATGGATCAGCTTCTGCAATACGCCACCAGCCGCATCATTGAGCTGGAGCGCCTGCTGCTGGTGGAAGTGCCGGAAACAGTCTGGCCTGCCGAGGTTGGGCTGGTTTACGCACAGGTTGAACGCGCCGGGGATCTCCCGGCGCACCACCAGCGTCGCCTGAAGCATCACATCAACCGGATGTGGCTGGAAAAGATGCCGATACCGGCGATAGTAACCGCTGCCCGTTCACTGGCCACTGCCATGGAGAAATACGCGTGAGAGAAATTATCGTTGATAACTTTGCCGGGGGCGGCGGGGCCAGCACCGGGATCGAGCTGGCTATCGGCCGCAGCGTGGATATTGCGATTAACCACGACCCGAACGCGGTGGCGATGCACAGCACCAATCATCCGGACACGCTTCATTACTGCGAAAGCGTGTACGAAGTTAAGCCAAAAGTGGCGACCGCCGGCCGCCCGGTGGCGCTGGCATGGTTCAGCCCGGACTGCAGGCACTTCTCTAAGGCAAAAGGCGCGAAACCTGTCGAGAAGGCCATCCGTGGCCTTGCCTGGGTTGTTCTGCGTTGGGGGCTGGATGTAGAGCCGCGCGTCATGAAATTAGAAAATGTCGAGGAGTTCAAAACCTGGGGACCGCTGCTTGCTGGAGAGATGCGTCCGGATCCTGCCAGGGTTGGTGAAACCTTCCAGGCGTTTATCGGCATGCTGACTACTGGTATTGATCCGAATCATCCTGCACTGGCCGAATGCTGTGAGTTCTTAAACATTCCGCTGGATAGTGAGGACGCGGCACGGCTTGTGAAGGGACTGGGATATGTTGTCGAATTTCGTGAACTCAGAGCATGCGACTACGGCGCGCCGACTATCCGCAAACGACTGTTTGTCGTTATGCGCAGAGACGGGAAGCCTATCGTCTGGCCAGAGCCGACACATGGGGATCCTAAAACACCAGCGGTGGAGAGTGGAAGGCTCAAGCCGTGGCGAACCGCGGCGGAGTGTATCGACTGGTCTATCCCTGCGCCGTCCATATTCGACCGCAAGAAGCCGCTGGCGGAGAATACCCTCAAACGCATCGCCCGCGGCATTCAGCGGTTCGTAGTTGATAGCGCATCGCCGTTTATCGTCAAGTGCAACCACACTACTACGAAAGGCAAATACGACTGTTTCCGGGGGCAGGCGCTGACGGAGCCACTACAGACCATCACCAAAACGCATGGCTATGCGATCGCAACACCGGTTATGGCCCCGCTATTTGCCGGGACAGGCGGATCCACGTTCCAGATGAAGCCGCGCCCGGTAGATAAGCCATTCTTTACTCTGCTTACGCAGAACCGGACTAATGTCATTGCGCCCGTGTTGGCACCGCTGATCGCCCGGCAGTTCGGCAACAGCATCGGCCACCGCGCCGACGAACCGAGCGCAACCGTTACTGCGGGCGGCGGCGGGAAATCGCAGTTGGTGACGCCGACCCTGATCCAGATGGGTTATGGCGAGCGCCCCGGGCAGTCGCCTCGAGTGCTGCAGCTGGATAACCCGCTGGGAACTGTTACTGCAGGCGGGAATAAATTCGCTGCGGTGAGCGCGTTTTTGGCTAAACACTACGGCGGCAACTATACGGGGCCGGGCGTCAGCCTGGATGAGCCAGCGCACTCGGTGACCACGGTGGATCATCATGCGCTGGTAACGGCGCAGCTGCTGGTGAATAACACAGGTCACCCTGGCGGAGCTGCTGACCAGCCAGCACATACTGTTACCACTGGCAATCACCACGGGCTGGTTACATCACACTTGGTGAAGCTGCGCGGCACCTGCCGGGACGGACAGCGCACAGACGAGCCGATGCCGACAGTAACGGCAGGCGGCCTGCATGTAGGAGAGGTAAAAACCACCCTGTCAGTTGAGGCGTACGACCAGCAGCGCGCGGATCAGACGCTGGCGTTCCTGCGGGAATATTGCGGCGTGGATTGCGATGGCCTGGTGACGATCAGCGACGTAGTTTACCGCATAGTCGATATCGGTATGCGCATGCTGCAGCCCGCTGAGCTGTATCGTGCTCAGGGCTTCCCGGAGTGGTACATCATTGACCGTGACTATATAGGCAACCGCTACGCCAAAGACAAACAGGTGGCGAGATGCGGCAATGCGGTACCGCCCCCGTTCGCCGAAGCGCTGGTGAGGGCAAACTTGCCGGAGATGTGTTTGATGAAAAAACAGGTGGCATAATAACGCACATGTTTAGTAGTTCGGGTTGCTTTGAGCGGAAAGCTGGTTTTATTGTTAGGTTTTGTAATTATCTATTTTCCCAATAAACGGCAAATAAAATTAAATTAATCATCTGGAGGGGTGCCCTCCAGATAAATTTAATTGAAATAATTAGTTTAAGATAATCTTGACTCTATCGACCAGCTCTGAGCAGTAATCCTCGTTTTGTCTTGACCATAAGCTCAAAAATGCGCCTCTAACGATGATTTCTGATATAAATCCCAGCTCCATCCCTATCTGGTTAAATAACAAGTGGGGGTCTCGGTTTGTTCTGGAAACTGATTCAAGAACTGATCTTACTTGATACTGAGATTCTGGAGGTAACTGACATGAAACTGTAAGAATAGCCAAAATAGTATCAACATTTTTCAAAATATCATCAAAAACGCTACGTTCAGGTTTCGTGCCTGGCAGCCTCAGAATACCAATTGAATCATCTGAGATCTGTGAAGAATCCCCATCAATAATACATAGCGATTTAAATTTTATTGACGGGTTTGCTGTATGTGATTTATGAATTGAAACTGCATTGCCGTCACCAGCTACCGCGTGTACTTCAAGCTGATCATAATCACTTTTCAATCTCTCGCGGAGGATTGTATCTACCCAATTTTTGGCGAACTCATCCTCAACAAAAATTGCTAACTTTTTATCTACTCTTCCTGAGATTGCTCGAAGAGACTCAACATTAAGTCTACCTTTTCTCAACCGGCCATCGATACATGCCCAAATTGCTTCTTGAGGTAAAGGCATTAGAGCATAATCACTGTGCGTAGTAAAAATAGTTTGAATGGATTTTCTTGTCGCAACATCTATTAAATATTCTACCATTCTCCTCGTTGCTACTGGATGTAAACCATTTTCTATTTCCTCTATTAAAACAAGGCTATTATCGGGAGCGCTCTCGATTTCAGAAACCATTCTTATTATTGATGACTCACCTGCGCCAAAATGGAATTCTGAATATCGATTGCCCTTATTATCACCTACAAAGAATTTATCGTTATGCCCAATGTCTGTAACATTAAATTTTGATACATCTTTACCTAGTATATGCTCAATCTGTTTAGCAACACCGGAACTCAATGATGTTAAACTGCCAGTATGGTGATATGAAGAACGTGTAAGTTTTTTATATTTGGTTTTTTCTCCAGCCGGTACAGTACGCTCTATGCCAAAAAAATACACATCTCTCGAAACTACTTCGTCCCTTGCCCATTTAGCGCTTCGGAAACTACTTGTTCGACGAATGGATTGGCGATGGTTAACATCTTTATCGATGATCTCATATTCTACTTTCCATCCTGCCATACTTTCATCGCCAATGGCACTTTTTGGGAAAAATATACCCGGCTTAATATCCTTATAAGCACACCCGGCAACTCCCAGTACCGAAGATTTACCGCTGCCATTGGGCCCTACCAAAGCTGTTACAGGAAATTCAAAGGAAATATCCTCACCAGTAAAACCACGTATCTTTCCAATTTTAGCTTTCAACAAATATTTTCCGTATTTGTTTTGTCTTACCTTGTCCAAAAGCTCATTAACGATCGATACTCTAATCTCACTCAAACTATTAGTCATTTATAGATTCCATCTGATTAATGATAAAAGCGTCAACATATCCTATGGCAGGAATGTTCTCATGCTACTACTCAAAATTATTAAAATAAACTATGTTTTTTCAATTAAAGCTAAATTTTGTTGTGTGTAATTTAGTCAACGCGCCACTATTTTAACTGGCCCTAATTTCTAGCAGTTTCAATCAAAGGTAATGTTCGCCTTTGGTTCAAAGCGGACGTAATAGAAGCAAGCTTAACGCCAATCCGCACCCATTGTTACTTTTTCATTCAATGAGTTACAGACAAGCAAAGAAGCTAATTCTTAGCTATTTGTGCGCTTAACGAGTTGATCATTCTCGTCATTGAGTGTACTGTTTATTTATACAGTAATTCCAGTGGGAGGGAACATAATGCGTGTAGAAGTCACTATTGAACGTACAAAAAAACTGCCGGACGGCGCCATGTCAGCACTTGAGAGCGAGCTATCAAAACGATTAAATAACCAGTTCTCAGGGTGCAAACTAACGGTGCGCCGCGCATCGACCGACAGCCTTAGCGTTATGGGCGGGGATAAAGAACAGAAGAAGGCAGTAGAGTCGATCCTGCAGGAAACCTGGGAAAGCGCTGACGACTGGTTTTATTAATTTGCGCGAGCTACGTTTTACGGCTGAGGGGGTAATGTGGGTGACAGTGCTTTAAATTCATCAGACGCTGACTGGTATGATGTTGTCCGGCGAGTTGATGGGGCAGTGATGTGTAGCTTTCCGGCGGGTAACCGCTTTCTGGTCTATCGCAGCGGCGGGTTGATTTCCATGCGCCCGCTACTGGATGAAGAAATAATTTTTACGCCAAATGCTGTTGTGCAATTCCTCACGGGTCTTGGCTATCGTATTGATGGCCCATCTGATAATATGATCTCATCGGTCTGAACAGCCGGTAAACCTGCTGCGCCACGGAGTGAACACCATGGCGCAATTACAACTTATCAAGCATTCCTCCAATATCCTGATCCCTGCAACAGCGGAGACCAGCGATTTTCTGCATTCAAAATGCAAGCTCGGCGCCGTGCTGGTGGCCGACTTTAAGCAGGTCCGCAACCCGGCCTTCCACCGTAAATTTTTCGCGCTGCTTAACCTAGGCTTCGAATACTGGGAGCCTACCGGCGGCGCGATCTCCTCCAACGAGCGCAGGCTGGTTACCGGCTACGCTAAATTCCTAGCTGCGTTCGGCGGCAGCGAATGTGCGCTGCTGGATGCCGCTGAGCAGTACTTGGCGCGCATCGCCGATCGCCGCGCCGGTAGTATCAGCATCTGCAAATCGTTCGACGCCTATCGCTCCTGGGTGATCGTGGAGGCTGGCCACTACGACGCCATCCAGCTGCCAGACGGCACCCTCCGCAAGCATCCCAGAAGCATCGCGTTCGCCAGCATGGACGAACTGGAGTTCCAGCAGCTCTATCGCGCAGCGCTTGATGTCCTGTGGCGCTGGATCCTATCCCGCGCATTTCGCAGCCAGGCGGAGGCCGAGAACGCTGCCGCACAGCTCATGCACTTCGGGGGTTGAGCATGGCTAAGAAACCCCGCTGTAAGTGCTCAAACCAGAGCTGCCGCCAGTGGTTCCATCCGTTGCGCGACGGGCAGGTCGTCTGCTGCTACGAGTGCGCCATCGCCGTAGCCAAACAGCATGCTGCAAAGACTCGCGCAGAGGCGCAGCGCAAAGAAGCAAAGCGCCAGCGCGAAGAGGAGAAGGCTGGTCGTCAGCGCCGCCGGGAGAGGCGTGTAGCGTTGAAAACGAAAACGCAGTGGAAGAGCGAGGCCCAGAACGCATTCAATCGCTACGTGCGTCTGCGTGACGCCGGAAAGCCGTGTATCAGCTGCGGCCGCCTCCCTGCGCAGAAATATGGCGGAACTATGGACTGCGGGCATTACCGTACCCGTGGTGCAGCTGGGCACCTGGCTTTTAATCTGCACAACACTGCAGCCCAGTGCGTCCAGTGTAACCGCGACCGAGCCGGTGCTCAGAAAGCGTTTGAACATGGTCTGATTCAGCGGATCGGGTCAGAGAAGGTCGAAGCACTGAACAATAACAACGTTGTCCGTAAATTCGATATCCCATACCTGCAGCGCATCAAATCCATCTTTACCCGTAAAGCCCGCGCGCTGGAGAAGCGCCGCGGCCTTCAACAGGAGGCAGCTTGATTTACGATCTCAAGTTGCCACCCTGGGCAACGCTTTTGACTTGCCCGTTCTGTGGCGGAGAAGCTGAGCTGGTTTCAGACGGCGATGGTGTATATGCCGGTTGCTCGGATAAGGCCTGCGTCATAAAGCCAATTACTGATACCTACAAAACCAAACGTGACGCTATTCGCGCATGGAACAGGAGGCCATAAGTGGAACCAGAACGTATCGACATTATCCGGGCGCGCTGGCAGCGCCTACGCATTTATCGCCGCCCGGGTTCGGTGCTGGTGGATTACCGCATTCTTCGCAACTTTATTCGCATTTACCAGATGGCAGGAGCAGCAGCATGATTCACGCAGCAGAAGTTGGCAAAGCAGAAGAGCATGCGCGGCTGCGCACGCTGGAGAGCGTCTGGATCCAGGGCAAGCTGCGCATGTGGGGCCGCTGGTCCTATATCGGCGGCGGTAGCGCCGGGAATATGTTCAACCAGCTGTTGACCAGCAAAACGGTGAGCAAGACCGCGATCAATGAAGCCCTGCGGCGCATGAAGAAGGCCGGAATATCAAAGCCGGAGCTTGAAGAGTTCCTCCGTGAAATGCTAAACGGCAAAAACAAAAGCAGCCTGGCGTTTTGCTCCGACGAAGAGGGGCTAAAAATTGATGGGGTGATCAGTGCTGTGCTGACAAGCCAGGGCTATGAAGGCCTGTTAGGTATTCTGGCGCAGCGCTACCGCTGGCGGAAGAGCAAACGGCAGATGGCCGAGGAGCTGCAGGAACAGCACCCGGACTGGAGCTATATGACGTGCCGCCGTAGAATCGATATGTGGCTAAGTCTGACAGAATCGATGCTTTACATACCAATGTGTGACGCATTCGGTACAAATAGTGAAAGATTTCACTTGCAAAGTGAGCCAGTCGGTGATTGAATTGTGATAGGCTCGGGACGTTAAAGCGAACTGAGCAGCAAACATCAAATAAGCCCGCCATTGAGCGGGTTTTTTATGCCCATAATCCTACGCGCCAGTAGCACTGGCATTTAACGATAGATAAACCAGACTGATAGCTGGTGTGATCGTCTTTGAGGGTTAATCAAGCATCATATAAAGGCGAGGTCTGGCTGGATAGCTGACGGCTTGCTGGTACTTAGATTGCTGCGAAGGAATAACACTCTTCTGAAGACCTTGTCCTTATGGCGTTTTCTACTGAGCGTTATACCCGGTTACCTTACTGTTTAATCAGATAAATCTTTAATCCATTTTAACGCTGATTCATAAAGTAAAATTTCATCCACCTCAGCACTGCTTTCGTAAATAGCTACGTACTTATTTGTAAGAGACTTGATGAGCAGTTCCTTGCTCATTTCCTGCTCCGGTTCTGACTGAAGGATGTCAATGACAGCCCTCCCGATAATCCAGTCTTCATCGCTCATGGCACGTCCAGGGTGTGAAAAAGGTATCATGGACTTATTTCCACATCATTAACAGCATTACTTTGAAAGAAGGCTGCCAGTGAGTACTTATTTTCTCGTTTGAACTCCGGAAGTGTGCTCAAAAGCGTATACAAGACATTCAGACTCATCCTTAACCAAAATCAGGCATGGCCGCCAGGCTTAATATGTTTGGTTCAAAAGCAGTTAAGGAGAAGTATGAGCTGGATTCTCGTTTTCGGGGAGTGGTTTAAAATAGTTCCTTTACCGTTTGGCGACGATTATAAGCTGGTAAAGCCTGGCGAGAGACGCCAGTTGGTTATGAACAAAAATGCATTACGCCAGGCCGTATGTAGTCACTATGGGCTAAACCAGTAACACCCACAAATTATCCGATCAGGCTGCCTTCCGGCGGCCTTTTTTATTCCCCTTCACACAGCACCCCGACCCAATCGGAGGTGAGAGACATGTCCCATATGAGTAAACTCGTAACCGGTGTCGCGCTCGGCACTTCCGGCGGCACCATCCTGAATGGTGTTCTGACAAAACTCAGCCCTGATGAATGGAGTGCTGTTGGCGTACTGGCAGGTATTGCGGGCATCGTCATCACCGGGCTTATTAACTGGTACTTCAAACGGAAGGTTGCCAATGCCCAGGTAAGGGCACTGGAGAAATACGGCCCGACGATAAAAGTTGGAGATGATTAATATGCCAATGACCAGCAGCCTGCGTAACAAAATCATCGCCGCCGCTGGTGGTGGTGCAATGCTGATCGCCTCGCTGTTTCTAGGTGGGCGGGATGGCGTCGAGGGGCGGAAGTACGAAGCCTATAAAGACGTCGCCGGAGTCTGGACCGTCTGCGATGGTCACACAGGCCGGGATATCGTCAGAGGTAAGAAGTACACCGATCGCGAATGCGACCAGCTGCTGTGGAAAGACCTGCAGCCGGCCAAGAAAACGGTTGATAGTCTGGTCAAAGCCCCGCTGAACGAATATCAGCGCGCCGCGCTCTACAGCTTTGTCTTTAATGTTGGCTCTGACGCGTTCTCGAAATCAACGCTGCTGCGCAAGCTGAACAAAGGCGACCACGCCGGAGCCTGCGAAGAAATGCGCCGCTGGGTTTTCGCTGGTGGCATGAAGTGGAAGGGCCTCCAGAACCGGCGCGAGATGGAGCGCTCGATGTGCCTGGCGGAGAGCAAATATGACCTTTAGCCTTCGAACAGTTCTGCTGATCGCGCTAGCGGTGATCCTGCTTGGTGTTGGCTATGGCGAGCTACGTTACCGGAATGGTTGGTACGCCCACGCCGACCACATTAACGCCCTGGCCGCCGATAAGCGCGCCAAAGCAGAAAAGGCTATTCAACCTGTCGAGCAGAAGGCCGCTCGGGCCAGCGACGATGGCCGGATCATCTACCGAACCATAACCCGCGACGTGGTGAAATATGTCCAGGATCCGAATCGTACCGTTTGTGTTTTTGATGATGTGTCTGTCCGGCTGCGGCAACGCGCTATCGACGCTGCCAACTCCATCAGCGGATTTGATGCTGGATCCGTGCAAGGGAAGTGATGCTGGTGCTGACAGTGACGCCGATCTACAGGCGGACATCGAGACAGCGCAATGCCTGCGCCAGCTGCGGCTCGATAAGTACCGCTGGCAGGCCTGGTATAACGCGGTTAAATAAAAAAAACCTCAGAAACAGGAAATCCGAAATGTTTCTGAGGGAGTGCAAGTGCACAATCGTTACGCTAGCAGGCTAACTGATTTATAACCTTTTTGCATTGCCTGATGTCTGGAAGCTTTTTTATTGTGGCCAGACAAAGTGTGGCAAGGCTCAAAAACTGTTATTAGCGTTCTGTTCGTTATCGATATAAAGACTTATCCTGACCGCAGCAAATTACAGCGGAGGGGGTATGAAACAGCCTTTAGATTTGAACAAGGTAGCGGTATGGCAGCTAACGTTCCGGTTCTCGACGGCATCCGTCCCGGACGGCCAGGGCATCCACTTTGTGCGGGCGCTGGAGAATGAGTCAACGCGCCAGCGGTATGATCGGATCTTTGATGAAGTAGATGCAGAGCTGCGCGCCGAGTACGGCGATTACCAGTTTGAGGGCTGCGATATAAAGCCCGCGATAATGAAAGAAGATTGATGGTTCATGCGGCTAATGCTGCTTTGAAATGGAGTAATGTCGTCCCTGACAGCTTCTCCAGCCGGTAACGCCTGAGCGTAACCGTAAGGTTATCTTCATCGTTTTCCGGCCGGAGCCGGACTACGTCTTAGTGTATCCGTTCTACTCGTCGTTCAGGCCTGTGATGGTCTTAATATAAGACGCGGACTCTGTCTCTTGTCCGGTGGAACTGAAGTTCACCAGCCATTTCCTGGCTTCAAAAATAGAATAAATCCGTTCATCGTTAATAGTTGACTCGGCCATGCTGGTGAGTTCACTAATCAACGATGGGACTTCAATATCCTGTTCCCTGAGGGCAAGAGCGAGCGCCGCTTCTCCGATTATGACGTAGCCTTTCTCGTCGTGTTGAATAGACAATAAAAACCCTCCACTTTTGTTGATGATAACCTCACGACCAAGCCTGGCTTAAGTTCAGGTAATTGCATTAAGATTTTGTGACAAATCTCCGATATTTGTGTGTGTCTGACAGGCCTCGTTTCTGCGGGGCTTTTTTGTAGGCTGAATAAAATGTGATCATCCCCAAGCGCTTTCGAGCAGAGCGCCTGATGGTGTTCTCCACTTTGCACAACACGGTTAGCCACGCGGTGAAGCGTCGCGAAGCCTTTCAATGCAGGCGGAAGGCAAAAAAAAAGCCTCTGAAGGTAGAAATCCAAAATACCTTCAGAGGCGATGCAATGCATCATCGTTACGCGCCCTTAACAGGGCATGTGAAACTTATACAAAATCAGTAAACTTGTACAGTATCTTTTGGCGATTTTTGTACAGATTCTGTTTGTAAAAGTCTGCTTCACCTTAGCCATTGGCATCCGCTGGTGGCTTTTTTTTATGCGCCTCGCACGCGCACCAGAGAGTCTTTCAGCAGTGAGCCTGGGGATCCGCTTCTCTCAGGCGGCTGTCCTGTGCGACAGGCTCACATCTAAAAGGAAACCCGAATGAAATACTTATCGCCGCAGCAGGCGATGCTTGGCATGCGTGTCGTCCTGACCGACAACGGCATGATCATCAAAAGCCCTGCTGGCTCTGCTGAGTACAATCTAAAGGGCCGCCGCATTAAAGTTACCGGTTACCCTGAATATTTCCCTGGTCAGTTGCGCGTGAAAGATAAGCGCACCAAAAAAAGCGGACGAGTGAATATCTGCGATGGTGAGCTAACAGCCTATGGTGAGGACGGTACGGTCAGAATGCGCATGGGGCGGATTAACCCGCCGGCAGATCAAAAGCTGGTGGACGAAATCCTGAAGAACGTTGCTGACAACAACGCCTTTAGAGACCTTCTGGGCGAAACCAGCAATTACAGCCAGCCAGGCACAGTAACTATCAACACCGCTAACTTTATTCACAACTACCAGGGTGAATCTGACTCTCGATTAATGAGTGGTCCTGATTCCGATGAAGCAGCGAAAGCCGCGTGGAGTGTAAGTGTCCATACTGATGACGCTGGTGTCGTTCACATGGCTGGTATGGGCGCTGCCGTTGAAGATGGTAAGAAGCAGGTTGCGTTTCAGGCTGAAAATTTTGAGCTAAAGAATAGCGGCACACTGCGCTTAAAAAACGCTGTTGTGACAGCGGCTGAGTTTAAGACCCGCCTCTCTGACGATATGCGCGAAGCTGTCAAAGAGGTGGTTGTTGATGTCATACGCAACGCGGTAAAGCCCGGCGGCCTGCTTTACTCCCGAGGGTGATAACCATGCGTGTAACTGTACTCGATGATGATCCCGGCCGCAGGATTAACCCAAGCCACGAACGCTATCGTGTTTTACCCGACGGGGAGGAGATCAAACACTGCTTTACCGCCGATGATGAGAAAGGTGAAGTGATAGAAGCTGTTACTGACGAATGTGGACGCATGATAGCTGAAAACGGCGAGGTCAGGCGGCGCACTCGGCACGGTAAAGTGACCATTGAAAAAGTAACTTAAGTGATCAGGCCTCGCGAAGCGGGGCTTTTTTTATAGCTAATCCAATGCCTTCCGCTGGTGGACATTGTAATGGCTTTAACCACAGGAAAAGAACCATGGCTAAACCGGACTGGGGCGAGCTACAGAAGCGGTTCCTGTCTGATCATGCCAGCACCGGCATTTCCCCTAAAGACTGGTGTGAAGCGCAGGGACTGAACTACGCCACCGCCCGCCGTCATATCAAAAAGCCCGCTGCGCAAAGTGCGCAAAAATCTGCGCAGAAAAAAGTGCGCAGTGCGCAGAAAGAAAAGAGCGCAGATGTGCTGGTGGATAGCGAGCTTACCGCCCAGCAAAAGCGCTTCGTTGCTGAATACCTCATAGACCAGAACGCCACGGCCGCCGCCTCAAGGGCAGGTTACAGCGATGCAAGTTATGGTCGTCAGCTCCTCACGATTCCTCACGTTGCGCAGGCTATTGCGCAGCAGCAGAAAGCCTCCCTTGCGCGCACGCTGGCAAGTGCCGACGAAGTGCTGGCGCAGATGTGGCAGCTCGCCACGTTTGATGCGAATGAGCTCTCGCAATACCGCCGTGGTGCCTGCCGCTACTGTCATGGCTTCGGCCACAACTACCAGTGGCGCGATATGGTGGAGTTTGAAGAGCACCGGCTAACAGCGATCGAGAAGAAGGGTAAAGAACCTGTAGACGTCGGCGGTTATGGCTATGACCATAACCGGGAACCTAACCCGGCGTGCCCGCGCTGCAATGGTGACGGCATTGGCCAGCCGTATTTCGCTGATACCCGCAAGCTGCCGCCTGTCTCCCGTCTGGCTTACTCCGGCATTAAGCTCGGCAAGAACGGCGTTGAGATCACCTCTATCAGCCGCGAGCGCATGTATGAAGCCGTGATGAAGCGGCTTGGCCTGGCGGACAGCGCGTTCGCGCAGCAGCTGCAGCAGATCGAAATCGAACGCCGCCAGCTGGAAGTGGAAAAACTCCGCAAAGAGCTGGCTGCCGATCCGGAAGACGAGGTACCGCTGCCTGTGGCAATCAATATCAATGTCGCGGATGCCCGCGTAAGGAACGACGATGACGGGGATATCGCCGACCCTTAATGTACCGCAGGCGCAGTTTCTGGCGATGCCCCACAAGTTCAAGGCCTACGTGGCAGGATTCGGATCCGGTAAGACGTGGGTGGGCTGCGGCGGCATCTGCAAGGGGATGTGGGAACATCCCAGAATCAACCAGGGCTACTTCGCCCCGACCTATCCGCAGATCCGCGACATCTTCTACCCGACAGTGGAGGAGGTGGCGTTTGACTGGGGCCTGAAGGTCAAGATCAACGAGAGTAACAAAGAGGTCCATTTCTACGCCGGGCGACAATACCGGGGCACCACCATCTGCCGCTCGATGGAGAAGCCTGCCACCATCGTCGGCTTCAAAATCGGCAATGCGCTGGTGGACGAGCTTGACGTGATGCCCGCGCTCAAAGCACAGCAGGCCTGGCGGAAAATCATTGCCCGTATGCGCTATAAGGTGGATGGCCTGCGTAACGGCATTGACGTCACTACCACCCCGGAAGGGTATAAGTTCGTTTACCAGCAGTTCGTTAAGGCGGTGCGCGATAAGCCGGAGCTGGCGGCCCTGTACGGGCTGGTGCAGGCCTCAACATTTGATAATGAAGCGAACCTTCCGGATGACTATATTCCCTCGCTGTTGGCGAGCTATCCGCCAGAACTGATTAAGGCCTACCTGCGCGGGCAGTTCACTAACCTGACCAGCGGCACCATTTACCACCAGTTCGATCGCCGGCTGAACAACTGCACAGATGAAGAGCAGCCGGGCGAGCCGCTGTTTATCGGCATGGACTTTAACGTCGGCAAAATGGCCGCCATCGTTCATGTGAAGCGTGACGGGCTGCCGCGCGCGGTACGGGAATTGGTGAAGGTCTACGACACGCCAGCGATGATCAAACGTATTCAGGAAGAGTTCTGGCGCTATGAGGGCGGCCGCTACGTTGCCAGCCGCCAGATTTACATCTATCCGGATGCTTCCGGCGACAGCCGTAAATCCAACTGCGCCAGCCTGACCGATATTGCTCAGCTCAAAGAGGCGGGATTCAGCGTCATGGTTAACGCTTCCAATCCGCCGGTGAAGGATCGTATCAACTCGATGAATGCCATGTTCTGCAATGCGCTGGGTGAACGGCGTTACCTGGTCAACGTCCAGCGCTGTCCGGTCTATACCGAGTCGCTGGAGCAGCAGGTCTGGGATAAAAACGGCGAGCCGGACAAAAAAGCGGATAACGATCATCCCAATGATGGTGGCGGGTATTTCATTGTGAAGGATTACCCCATCGTCAAACCGGCATACTCAATCACCATGGATACCACCTTCTGATATGGCTAATAACGACATCACCTGGGTTCGTCCTGAACACCGGGCGGCCAGCGCTGCCTGGAAGAAAATCAGGGACTTCTGCAAAGGCGCAGAGGCGGTAAAAGATCCAGGCAATAACTACCTGCCTTTGCTCGACCCTACAGACAAGAGCATGCGCAACCGCAAGCGCAACGAAGACTACCTGCAGCGGGCTGTCTTCTACGCGATCACGGGCAATACCAAAATCGGCCTCCTCGGGCTGGCCTTCAGAAAGGATCCGACCTTTTCCGCGCCGGAGAAGCTGAGCTATCTGCTGAAGAATGCCGATGGCGCTGGCACCAGCATTTACCAGCAGTCGCAGCTGGTGACTGAGAACGTGCTGGAGGTGGCCCGCGACGGGCTTTATGTCGATTACGCTGAGGGCAGCGGCCAGGCCATCATCCTGCGTTATCTGGCCGAGAACATCATCAACTGGCGTACGAAGCGCATCAACGGACGCGATCAGCTGGTGCTGGTGGTGCTGCGGGAATGCGTGGAGAAAGAAGACGGTTATGCGTTCAAGGATGAGGTCCAGTATCGCGAACTGGCGCTCGAAGAGGGTCGGTTCATCTGCCGGGTATGGCGTCGCAGCGGGGATGCTGGCTCTGGCGCATTTACTGTCAACAGTGAATACCAGCCAAAGCCTAAAGGCAAAGACAGCTGGGACGAAATCCCGTTCACCTTTGTTGGCGCGCAGAACAACGATCCTGCCATTGATGATTCTCCGCTGGCCGCGCTGGTAGAGATAAATCATGGACACTTCCGGAACAGCGCCGATTACGAAGACAGCGTGTGGTTCTCCGGTCAGGTTCAGCCGTACATGACGGGGCTGGATGAGGGGTGGCGCGATCACCTGGAGAAGAAGGGGGTCAAGATCGGCTCCCGCTCGCCGCTGCTTCTGCCCCGGGAGGGCAGCTTTGGTTATGCTCAGGCGCAGCCCAACATGCTGGCGAAAGAAGCGATGGACAGCAAGCGCGATTACATGGTGCAGCTGGGTGCCCGGCTCATCGAGCAGAATGCGGCGGTGAAGACTGCAACGCAATCCAGCAGCGAGCAGACATCGTCCACCTCTGTGCTGGGCATTTGTGTGTCGAACGTATCGGAGGCCTACTCGCTGGCCATCGGATGGTGCACGAAGTATCTGGGCGTCGATGAGCAGCAGGCGGCCTACGCGATCAACCAGGAGTTCATTGCTAAGGTCGCCGAGTCCGGCATGGTAACCGCCATTGTGAACGCCTGGCAGTCCGGCGCAATCCGTGACACTGATATGGTCCGGGCGCTGCAGAAGCTTGACCTTATCGACCCGGCAGACAGCCCGGACGACATCATTGACGAGCTGCGCAACCCTAACCCCACCCTGATCGGCGGTAACAATGGCAACGGTAAATGACCAGCTTCGTGACGAAGCCATAGCTCACACCGTCTGGATCAGCCGTTACAGCACAGGTGTGGCAAACCGCATGGTTAAGCTGCTGAATGACAGCGACGCCGAGCTTACCGCACGGCTGCTGGTGGCGATGGACAGCCTGCCCACCAGCCAGTTTACGGTCAGCCGGCTGGAAAGCCTGCTGGGCAGCGTACGCGAGCTTAACCAGCAGGCCATTGCGGGCATGCAGGCCAGCCTGGCGGATGAGCTCCTGCAGCTGGCCGGGCATGAGGCTGGTTACCAGCTGAGCCTGTTTGACGCGCTGCTACCGCAGCAGGTGAAAGAGCGGTACCCGCTGCAGAGCATCACGCCTGAGCAGCTTTACGCGGCGGCCATGGCCCAGCCCTTTCAGGGGCGATTACTGAGCGAGTGGGCTGATAATCTGGAAGCCGACCGCATGGCACGTGTTGTCAATGCAGTGCGCCGTGGCTACCTGCTGGGTGACACCACGGAGACGATTGCCCGGCAGGTTCGCGGGATCGCCAGCAAAGGCTATAAGGACGGGGCGCTGCAGCTCAGCTGGACCAATGCCGCCAGCATTACCAAAACGGCAGTGAATCACCTGGCGGCTACGGCAAGAACCAGTTTCGCAGAGGCCAACGGCGATATCCTGCAAGGCAAACAGTGGCTATCTACCCTGGACAATCGCACCACGCATACCTGCATCATCCGCGATCGGCTTCGTTACACCCTGGACAACAAGCCCATCGGCCATAAGGTCCCGTACCTGCAGGGGCCGGGGAAAATCCATTTCTGCTGCCGTTCCACGGAGACGCTGAACACCAAATCGTGGCGTGAGCTCGGGATCGACAGCGACGAGATGGATGAAGGTACCCGCGCCAGCATGGACGGGCAGGTGCCGGCGGATACCACCTATCTGGACTGGCTGGCCCGGCAGTCGCCGCAGCGTCAGGATGAGATACTCGGGCCGGAGCGGGCCGCTCTTTACCGCGCCGGTAAGCTGAAGCTTGGGGAGATGTTCACGGACAAAGGCGAATGGATAAGCCTGGCCCGCCTTAAAGCGCTCAGTTGATCCCAAACTCTATTCACTCATGGCTGCCTCCGAGCGGCCTTTTTTATTGGGCGAGGCCCATAACATCCCAAGGGGAAACCATGTTAATCCGAAATATGCTCCTGAAATACTACGCACCAGAAGATGATGGACAGGGCGGCGGGGGCGGCAGTACCGAAATCACGCCGGAGATTCAGAAGCTGATTGATGATCAGGTTGCTGCCCAGGTCTCCGGCCTGAAAACCAAAAACTCCGAGCTGCTGGGCACCATCAAGCAGCAGAAAGACAACCTTTCCCGCTTTGAAGGTATCGATCCTGATGCGGTACGCGGCATCCTGCAGCGTTTTTCCGACGACGAAGAGGCAAAGCTGATTGCCGCCGGGAAAATTGATGAGGTGCTGGATAAACGCACCGAGCGCCTGCGCGCTGATGTTGATAAACAGATCAAAGCGGCCAATGAACGCGCGGATAAAGCTGAAGCGTTCTCCGGCAAATTCCGGGATCGCGTTCTCGGTGATGCCATTCGGGCGGCAGCGTCAAAAGCTGGCGCGCTGGCGGAAGCATCCGATGACCTGATCCTGCGTGCCAGAGGCACATTCCAGCTCAACGACGAAGGCGAGGCCGTAGCAGTTGATGCAAATGGCGATGTTCTGTTCGGCAAAGACGGCAAAACCCCACTAAGCCCGCTTGAGTGGGCGGAGTCGCTCAAGGAGACGGCGCCGCACCTGTTCCCGCGCGCTGAAGGTACCGGCGCGGGCGGACACAAGCCAGGCGGTGGTGGCAGCCAGAAACGTTCAGAGATGAGCGCCAGCGAAAAGGCGGACTATATCCGCAAGCATGGCCAGCAGGCCTTCCTCAAACTTCCGAAATAAGAGACTTACTCAATGGCTACAACTGTAAATAACGATCTGGTCATCTATGACGATCTGGCGCAGACCGCTTTCCTCGAGCGCCGCCAGGATAATCTTGAGGTGTTCAACACCTCTTCCAACGGGGCGATCCTACTGGATAACGAGTTGATTGAGGGTGATTTCCGCAAGCGCGCTTTCTACAAGGTAGGTGGTTCCATCGAATCGCGTGACGTGAACTCCACCGGCAAGGTAAATGGTAAAAAAATCGGTGCAGGCGAAGCGGTGTCCGTTAAGGCACCGTGGAAATATGGTCCGTATGAAACCACTGAAGAAGCCTTCAAACGCCGCGGTCGTACGGTTGACGAGTTCTCTGAGGTGATCGGCGTTGATGTGGCTGATGCCACCCTGGAAGGCTACGTGAAATATGGCCTGAAGGCGTTAACGGCAGCGATCGGGGCGAACGCTGAAATGGTGGTGACCGCCGACATCGAAACCGACGGGAAGAAAACCCTGACGCGCGGCCTGCGCAAATACGGTGACAAATTTAACCGCGTGGTGCTGTTCGTCATGCACTCCGCCACCTACTTCGACATCGTGGACGAGGCGATCGCCAGCAAGATCTATGAAGAAGCGGGCGTGGTGGTGTACGGCGGCCAGCCGGGCACCCTGGGTAAGCCGGTGCTGGTAACCGATACCATGGATGCCGCCGCCATTCTGGGGCTGGTGGCCGGGGCGGTGACCGTGACCGAATCGCAGGCGCCGGGCTTCCGCTCCTACGACATCAACGATCAGGAAAACCTTGCGGTCGGCTATCGTGCTGAGGGTACTGTCAACGTTGAACTGCTGGGCTACAGCTGGGACACGGCCAAAGGCGAGAACCCGGATCTGACTGCCATCGGCACGGCCGGTAACTGGAAAAAGCATTTCACCAGCAACAAATCCACTGCGGGTGTGCTGATCAAGCTGGGGGCCGCATCGGGGGAGTAACCCTGTCAGCGGATAAAACCTCCGCAACTGCTGACAGTACCGATGCGGTTACCTTTTCCCTGAAATACACCCGTAATGGCGCGGGCGTGTCCGGAGCAGCTGTCGCCTGGTCGTCTACTGGCGGCACGCTGAGCACTGAGGGATCGCAGACCGGCTCTGCCGGTGGCGCCACGGTGAAACTCACCTCCGATACCGCCGGAACGTTCACCGTGACGGGTACGGTTGATGGAGTGGCGCAAACCAGTGAAGAAATCACTTTCACTGCCGCTGCCGGAGAATAACTGACGGGGCGCAAGCCCCGCTTCTTTGGGTGCAACGATGATCATTACCGATATCACTTCACCGGCCATGAACAGCTACGCAGGCGAGGGGGATTTGAAAGCCTTTGCAGATCTGCGCGACATCACGCTGCCGGAAAAGATCGCACCATTGCTCATCCGGGCGATGGATTACCTTGAGGGGCTGGACTGGGCCGGCTGGCGAAGCGAACCAAAGCAGCCGCTGGCGTGGCCACGCGCGGGCATCGAACTGGACGGATACGAACTGCCCGCAGGTGAGGTGCCGCGTCAGATTGTTACTGCGCAGTGCATGCTGGCGGTCGAGGCGATGGATGGCGATCTGCTGGGCAGCGTGCGTGAAGCGGCTGTGAAGTCCGAGCGCGTGGAAGGAGCCGTAACCACGACGTATGCCGTTGCTGACGGCGAAGTGTTCAGACCGTCATACCCGGCGGTGATGGCTTTGCTTGGCGAGCTGGCTGGTGGTCGTGGCTATGCAGTAAACACTTTTGCGGAGCGTGCTTAAAATGCCTGATTTAACGATCGTACCGTTCAGGCCAAAGCCTGAATCAGGTACCGATAATGCTGACGTGATCCGCCTGCTTACCGACGCCCTGGAACATGCCCGGAAAGGCTCATGCCACAGCGTGGCGCTGCTGCTTATCGACAGTGACGGCAATACGCTGGACTGCTGGCACAACGGAGGGCGGCCTTATGTGATGGTCGGAGCACTGGAGTCGCTGAAGCTGGATTTCATCAACGTAAATATTGAGCGCCGATAACATGCCTGTTAACTACACCCGCATGAAAGCCACCAGCAAGCGCCTGCTTACTGAGAACGGCGCGGAGTACCCGGTTAGGCGAAAGGGCACCGTAACGGTTACCGGCGGTGTTGAGCACCGCGAACCGGATCAAACGTTTACCGCCATCGGCGTACGTACTGATTACAAACCCGGCGAAATTGACGGCAAGGTCATCATAAACGGTGACACGCGCATTGTGTTTACCGCCGATACAGAGCTGCGCACCGGCGATATGGTGGACGTGGACGGTAAATGGTACCGCATTGAAAAGCCTAACCCTGTTAAGCCGGGCAAACTGCTGCTGTGCTACCGCGCTCAGCTGAGGGCATAACATGGCAGATAACCAGGCTTTTATGGTGTCCATCAATGCGTTCGTCAGCCAGGCAAAGGAGCGACAGGAGGAGGTGGTGCGTGTGGTTGGCATCAAAATCCTGGCGCGGCTGGTGCAGATGTCGCCTGTCGGTAATCCCGAACTGTGGGCGGTCAACCAGACGGCAACAGCCTATAACGCTGCTGTCGCTGAGCACAACAACCTGCTGCGGCAGAACCCTGACAACCTGACTAAATCAGGGCGGCTGCGGCCGGGCCGCAGAGTTAACGACAGCATGGAACTGAAAGCGCCGCCGGGTTATACGGGCGGGCGCTTTCGCGGTAACTGGCAGGTGTCGTTTGACCAGCAGGCCGCGGGCGAGACCGGTCGCATCGATAAGGCCGGGCATGAGACGATTGCCGCCGGCAACCTGGTGCTCGAGCAGTTCAAAGTCGGCACTACGGCGGTTTATTTCTGCAATAACGTCCCTTATGCATACCGTCTGGAGATGGGGCATTCCAGCCAGGCGCCCGGCGGCATGGTGCGCATTACCGCCGCCGAGTTCCAGCGGTACTTCAGCGAGGCAGTCAGCGAGGTTAAAAATGATACCGGACATCACAACGGCGCTTGAGGCCATGCTGGGAGTGTGGGCAGACGGCGAGGGCATGCCGGTGGCGTGGGATAACATTCAGTTCGACCCGCCAGCCGACGGGCTATATCTGATCTCCCACGATATGCCTGCGCAGCCCTACAGCATCGACCTGGCTGGTGGCTGCCGGGTCTACCCCGGCGTGTATCAGGTAACCGTCGTCGCGCCAGCTGGTGGCGGCAAATCACAGGCCAGATCGCTGGCCCGCCGCGTCGCCGGGTTGTTCCCAGTGAATCAGGAGGTCCCCGGCGACGGCTTTACTGCCTGGGTGACATCACCGCCTGCCATCTACCCCGGCATACCGGACGGCGTGTCCTACTCCATCCCTGTCAGCATCAACTACCGGGCTGATATCTCAGCCTGATCCCCCTCACCGGCACTGCCGGTTTTTTTATTTCTACATGGAGAATCCCTATGGGCTTCGCATTACCTAATGGCGCCACGGTATTCGTCGGCTCGAAACTCGCCACGCCTGTGGCGGTGACGGCCGTCAGCAATGCTGCAGGCGCTGTCTTTACCGTTGCAAACGGCCACGGCCTCGCTGTGGGCGATGTGGTGCTGATTTCCAGCGGGTGGGCACTGATTGACAGCCTGGTAGCCCGCGTAACGGCGCAGACGACCACCAGCGTGACGATCGGGGTGATTAACAGCGCCGATACCAATTTCTTCCCGGCTGGCTCGGGTGCTGGTTCACTCAGCAAAGTAGCGGAGTGGACTGAAATCCCGCAAATCACTGAGGTTGCCCAGTCCGGCGGCGACCAGCAGTACACGCAGATCCAGTTCCTCGCCGATGACCGCCAGCGCAACCTGGCGACCTACAAGGCGGCTAAGTCTCAGAATATTACGATGGCGCATGACTCTACTCTGCCGATTTACAGCGTATTGTCAGCTGCCGATCGTTCCGGCGATACGCTGCCGCTGCGCATGTACGTGCCGAAAGCAAAGGAAATGCGCTACTGGTCGGCAAAGGCATCGTTCGATCCTATGCCGACAACCTCTGTAAACAACGTCGAAACGGTGCAGCCAGCTTTTGCCATCCAGTCCCGCGATATCACCTTCTACAAAGATGCTGCCCCGCAGGCGGGCGCCTGATTCAACCCTTAACAGGCCCGTCAGCGGGCCTTTCTTTCTGCCGAGGAATACATGGCCACAAAATTTCAGCTTCAACCCAAACCCACGTTTAAAGCCAATGTGACTATCCCGCGCGCCGGTGATGATGATGGCGTGCTTACCTTCACCTTTCGCCACAAGCCGATCAAGGAGCTGGCCGCGCTTGAGACGATGGAGGGTAAAACCGCCGTCGATTTTCTGGTGGAGATCACCGAAGGCTGGGCGCTTCCGGACGCGTTCAGCCAGGAAAATCTTGAAGTGCTGCTGGACAACTACCCCGGCGCAATGAAAGCGATTGTCGGCACCTATTACCGCGAACTGACGGGTAACCGCGAAAAAAACTGATAGCGGTTGCCTCGGCGTTTTATACGCCTGAACCCTCCACTGAAGACCTCGCTGCATTCGGCCTGAGCGCCGACGACTACACCGAAGAAGAGCAGACCGTTGAGGTATGGCCCGACGTCTGGCCCGCGTTCGCTGTTTTCCAGTCGATGGGTACGCAGTGGCGCACGGGCATGGGCGGCATCACCGGGCTGGATTACAACGTGCTGCCCTGGCTGATGAAGCTGAACGGCGTGGAGGATGAGGCAACCGCGTTAACGGATATCCGCGTGATGGAAAGCGCGGCGCTGAAGATTGTCCATCAGGGGGCGTAATGTCTGATATTGCAACGATTTCGCTCCGGGTGAATACCGCCGAGCTGGAGCGCGGGAATAAGGCGCTGGACGATTTCCAGCAGACAGCCGGCGGCGCGGCAAACAAAGCCGATGATCTGAACTCGGTATTTCGCGCGGGTGCATCCGATCAGAAAAAGAATACCCAGAGCCTTAAAGAGCAGCAGCAGGAGCTGCAGAACCTGCTGAATAAGATCAGCCCGGTAAACAGAGCGCTGGACGAGCTGGACAACCTGCAGGAAAGCCTGAGCAGGTTCCGTAAGAGCGGGCTGGTGCCTGATGAGGATTACTCCCGCTACAACAGCGTGCTGGAAACCACCCGGGAAAAGCTCGGCAGGGTCATGGAGGCAGAGACCGCCGAAGGGCAGGAGCGGTTAAAGCAGGCGCAGGAAACGCAGCGCGCCACCGCCGCGCAGGTCAGCTTCCTGAAGTCGATCACCGACCAGGCGGCGACATTCCGTGCCAGTAAAGCGGACCTGGCCGAGTACCGGGCGGCGCAAATGGGGATCGCCGAAGAGGCCGCCCCGGTTATTGCGCGGTTGCGCGAACAGGAGCGCGCTGTTCAGCAGGAGGCTGCCCAGCGCCAGATTGCCGCCAGCCAGTCCCGGATGGTTAAGCAGGCCATTGCTGAAATGGAGGCAGCGGAAAGGGCCGAGGCGGCGGAACTCCGGCGCAACCAGAATATCCGCGAATCGTTCATCTCTTCGCTTCAGGACCAGGCGAACGCAATGGGCAAGACGCGGATCGAGCTCCTGGAGATGAAGGCCGCACAGCTCGGTGTATCGGAGCAGGCCGCCCCGTTTATTGCAAAATTGGGTGAGCAGGAAAGGGTGTTCAGCAAAGGCACCCTCAGCGCCGGGCAGTATCAGCAGGCCCTGAGAATGCTTCCCGCACAGTTCACTGATATTGCCACTTCCATTGCTGGTGGCATGCCGTTATGGATGGTGCTGATCCAGCAGGGCGGGCAAATCAGCGATTCATTCGGCGGTATTGGCGGGCTGTTTCAGGTCATCAAGGAAGAGTTGCTGGGGATTAAGGACGCGTCTGATGATTCTTCAGAATCTCTTTCAGAAAATGCCAACGCACTGGCAGAGAATACCGAGCACGCCAGCGGCCTGTTGCGGTTTCTGACACCAACCAGGCTGGCCGTCGGCGGCTTTACGGCAATTCTTGGCGGTATGGCTATAGCCGCATGGCAGGCTGAGCAGGCTAACCGCGAACTGTATCAGTCGATCGTGTTAACCGGCGGAGCGTCTGCGACATCTACAGCCCAGCTATGGAAAATGGCTGAGCAAATAGGTGAAAGCACGACCGCCAGCATCAACTCCGTTTCTGAGACCCTGGCCCGTCTGGCCCAGTCGGGGAAATTCACTACCGCCCAGCTGCAGCTCGTGGCGCAGACCTCCCAGCAATGGACGCAGGTAATGGGTAGTGGGGCAGAAAAAATTGAAGCCTCATTTGCCGAAATTATGAAATCGCCAGTGAAGGCGCTGGCTGAGCTGAACTCCCAGTATAATTTTCTGTCGGTCTCACAATTAAATTATATTGCCGGGCTGGAGGACTCAGGTAAAAAACAAGAGGCTGTCAGCGAAGGCATGCGTATTTTTGCCGATACGATGCAAAAGCGTATGCAGCAGATTGATGATGCAAGCACGCCTCTGGAACAGATGTGGGATAGCATAAAAAAATGGTCTGCTGACGCCTGGAAGTGGGTGGGAGATCATACTATCGGTGCCCTTAACCTGATCATCGATGTCGTTGCAGGAACAGTTGAGCAGGTCCAGATTTTACTGAAGCAGGGTGATGTCCTCATTGCTGAGTTTGCCAACTCCGCGTATGAGAAAACCAAAAATATTCCCGGCATGAAATCCTTGTTCGGGGATATGGCTTCGGACAATAAAGCATTTATTGCCCAGACCAAAAAAGACATTGCTGAGCTTGAGAAATCCTACACTGCACGCGATGCGCGAGTACGTAAAGGTGAAATGGGTTATGTAAACCGTGACAGGAACACAACGGTAGACAGCGGCCCGAACCAGCAAAGCAAGGTTACTGACCGAGCGCAGCAAATACTGAAAGACCGACAGGAGAAGAACAGGCAGACCACGACTTCAGCCGGTGACAGCGCGGAAGACAAGGCGCAGGCTGAGCTGCTGGCCCTCCAGGCGCAGCTAAGGGTTCTGAAAGAGCATCAGGGCATTAATGACGTTATCAGTCAGCAGCGTAAGGATTTATGGAAAACCGAAGCACAGTTTGCTGTGCTTGAAGAGGCTGCAGGAAAGCGCAAGCTCTCTAAGCAGGAGCAATCCCTGCTGGCGAGCAAGAATCAGGTGCTGGCGCTGGCCCGCCAGAAAGCTCTGCTGGGCGACCAGATCACCGCGCAGGAGCAGCTGAACAAGCGAATGGACACGGCCAGCAAGTATGTCACGCAGATGGCAGAAAAGCAGGCCGGGCTTGAGTCAGGCGCAACGATGAGCGACAGGCTGGCCAGCCGCCAGACGGCGTTCTCTCAGCTGCGCAGTGGCTGGATTAATGCTGGCGGCAATCTTGAGGATGAGGGCTACCGGAAGGAGCTTAAAGCAGCTCAGGATTACTATGATGCTGAGGATAAGCTGCGCGGTGACTGGCGGGCTGGCTTTAAGAAAGGGTGGTCCGAATACCTGGACTCCGCCACAAACGTCTATGCCTCGATGCAGAGCGTGGCGCAGTCAGCGCTGGGCGGCATCTCCGACATGATGACGAATCTGGTCACCACCGGCACGGCCAGCTTCAAGAGCTTTGCCGCATCGATGATGAAGATGATCGCTGATGTCATCAACCGGCTGCTGGTGGCCTACGCCGTACAATCCGCGTTAGGGTGGGTTACAGGCAGTGTCAGCAGCGGCGGCGGGAGCACGCCATCAGGTGCCTACACCAGTGCGGCTAACTCAGGCGTCAGCCTCTATGACTCTGGTGGCTATACCGGACCTGGCGGCAAATTTGAGCCTGCAGGTATCGTTCATAAAGACGAGTTTGTCTTCACCAAAGAGGCCACCAGCGCGCTGGGCGTCGATAACCTCTACGCGCTCATGCGAAACGCCCATGGATATGCGAGCGGTGGTCTTGTCGGTCGGGCACCCATGTTCGGACTGGGCAATAATGCAGGCGCAGCCGCTTCGGCACCAGTGATACAAACCACCGTACACGTCGATGCCAACGGCAATGCTTCAGCGCAATCAGAAGGCTCTGGCGATGCAATGGGCAGGGCGCTGGCGGCAGAGATGCAGAATGCAGCCACCCAGATAGTGCAGAAACACATCAAGAACGGCGGTCTGATTTATAACTTTGTTAAAGGTCGGTAGGCCAAATAGTTGAATAATATTAATCCGATAGGCAGGAGGTTCATTATGGCAAGTTTATCTAAAGAAGAGACCAGCGTTAATGCAGGCTGGTCTCTTAACCGCAAAGGTGAATTATGGCTAGTTAATAATTCTCGGGTGAACAAACTGATCGAATTCTTTCGACGACTCCGTTAAACCCCACTCCTTGAGCTCGTTGATCACATGCTCCTGATCATGGCCTGGTAATTTTGCCAACATAAATCCAATGACCATTTTCAACTGTCCAATCTCTTTATTCAGTTCTTGGATAGACTTTGCATCAGCTTTAACATCTAAATGAGCTTTGATTTGAGACAATTTGCTTCCTTAGTTAGAGGTAATCAGCCATCCCTCCTTAGTTAGATACGTCCATGCTCCACACATGGACGGGCTGAGTAATCAACATACCCAGGGATGTAAATCAGTGACATCCTGATATTCAACCAGTAGCCACCTCCGGGTGGTTTTTTTATGGAGTAAACATGGCAGTTGAAACCTACCGATGGCCTGTGCAGCTGGGCGGCGGGGCCATTGAATATGGCCAGGCGATCCGCTCCGCCCAGTTTGGCGACGGGTATGAGCAGGTCGCCGAGAACGGCATTAACTCCACAGCCATACAGATCCCGATGAAATATGTCGGCAAGGAGGCTGAGATTAACGAGATCCGCGCCTTCCTGCTGGCCCACACCGTAAAAGCCTTCATCATCATCCCGCCGGGAGAGGAAAAGGGTCTTTATCGCGTCGTGGATAACTCAGTGCGTAAAAACCTGATCAGCAGCAACGTTGCGGAGCTTACGTTTACTATTAAACGTGCATATGGAGTCTTTGCATAATGGCACTTATCGACCAGGCCGCCTCGCTGGCTCCGGGCGGACGCGTGCGGCTTATCGTAGTGGACGCCTCCGAGTTCAGTGGCGGGATCCACCGTTTCCATTACAGCCCGTTCCCTCACACTTCCGAGGAAATCGACGCGGCAAACGGTGACGAAGACAAGCTCGGGCCAAAGCCCATTATCTGGGACGGGGAGGTCTATGAGTTCTGGCCATTCCAGATGTCCGGCCTTGAGCTTTCAACAGACCAGGCGGCAGAGCCGGATCTTAGTGTGTCGAATCTGGACGGACATATCACAGCGCTGTGCCTGCAGTTCCGGGATATGGTCAACGCCCGGGTAAGCATTATCGACACCTATGCCGTCTATCTTGATGCCGTGAACTTTCCGGGCGGAGTGAATCCGACCGCTGACCCAACAATGTTCTCTCTCCAGACCTTCTGGCTTGATACGAAAACGGCCGAGCACGACGAAACGGTCGCGTGGTCGATGAGCAGTCCGGCGGACCTGCAGGGGCTGGTGATTCCAACCCGGCAGATAACTTCTCTTTGCGAGTGGGCGATGCGCGGCCAGTATCGCAGCGGTGACGGCTGCACCTACAACGGCACGGCGTATTTCGACGCCAAAGGCAATCCTGTTTCAGACCCGGCACTGGACGCGTGCGGCGGTTGCCTGAGCGACTGCCGTAAACGATTCGGCGCTGGCCTCACCGAACCCAATACCGCCATTCTCGATTTTGGCGGCTACCCCAGCACGGTTCTGATCTCCCGATAAGGTTCTCTATGAACAAAACGATAATGGCAGCAATCCGGGCGCATGCACTGGAGGAGTCGCCGCGCGAGTGCTGTGGCTTCGTTATTCAGGCGGGCCGCCGCCAGCGCTACGTCCCGGTACCGAACAGCCATGAACAACCCGAAGAGAATTTCCGCATCGATGGCGAGGAGTGGGCAAACGCAGAGGATAGCGGCACGATCATCCGTGTCATTCACTCCCACCCGGGCGACGGCGCCCGGCCAATCCCGTCTGACCTTGATCGCCAGCAGTGCAACAACTCCGGCGTTGTATGGGGCATCTATGCGCCCGACTGCGACGAATACGCAGAAATTACCCCTGACGAGATACCCCTGATTGGCCGCCCGTTCATTCTGGGCTCGCATGACTGCTGGGGACTGATCATGGACTGGCACGCCACGCAGGGAGTCGTGCTGAACGATTTTCGCGTTGATTATCCCTGGTGGGAGAGCCAGTACCCGGACAACCTCTACTTCGACAACTGGGAGAAGGAGGGCTTTATCGAGTGTGACCCTGTGCCCGGCTGCATGGTCATCATGCAGGTGCAGTCCGACAAGTGGAACCACGCGGGCGTCCTCACCGAACAAGGCGATCTACTTCACCACCTTTACGGTCAGCCCTCGTGCATTACCCCTTATACCCGCGGCTATTTCAGAGACCGAACGATGATATGCGTCCGCCATAAAAACTTACCCAGGGAGATCAAACAATGGCGCGATTAACCACTATTCGACTGTATGGCGCTCTCGGCGCTCGGTTTGGCCGCGTTCACCGCCTTGCGGTCCAGACCTCAGCAGAAGCCGTGAAAGCCCTGTGCGTCAACTTTGATGGGTTTGAAAGCTACCTCATGAACGCCAAGAAAAAAGGCATGGTGTTCGCTGTATTCCGGGGCAAACGCAACATCGGATTAGAGGACTACCAGAACCTTGGCGGCAATAACGACATCCGCATTGCGCCGGTAATGGAGGGGGCTAAGAAAGCAGGAATGTTCCAGACCATCTTGGGTGCCGTGATGATCGTCGCCGGGCTGGCGCTTGGACCCGTAGGACTGGAGCTTGTCGGCGCAGGGTTTGCCAATGGACTGATCATCGGAGGCATCACTGCAACAGCGGGCGGTATTTATCAGATGCTATCCCCACAACCACAGGGATTACAGATGCGTGACGATCCCGATAATAGACCCTCATACGCTTTCGGCGGTGCGGTGAACACTATTGCTATGGGCAATCCGGTGCCAGTCCTGTATGGGGAGCGAGAGATCGGCGGGGCCATCATCAGCGCGGGCATAGTCGCTGAAGATATTTGATAATGAACAGGACGTGGAGATTGCTGCAGATTTTGCTTCAGCCAATAGCCCTGTTAGGATAAATCCCACCTTTTACTGACGAGAGTAGGGATATGAAGAAGTTTTTAATGGCTCTAGTTTTACTCCTTCCAGTGTTTGCGAATGCGCAAAAACCGAACTCTATTAGCACAATTAACCAAGCTGTTGATAGCGCTTGCGTAAGGGACTCTAATTATGAGACTTGCCGTAAAGTAGTTTTACTAGCAGCTAATTTTGCAATGACAAACGCAGGATTTTACACGGAAAATTGCACTGCTAATGTAAAAAATGAAGATAAAGACAATTGTGATGATGCAAAAAAACTGATTGATTTTCTTCAGGCTGCAAATGATTGATGGCCGCCCCTTAGCCTTTTTAGAGTTTTACATTGAACATAAAGATCTAGGCGTTTAGGATGTTTCCGATTTTTTAAAAGGAAGCATCAAGTGAAGAAAATTTTAGGTCTTTTAGCTGGCTCCATCCTGCTGTCTGGATGCGCCACTATTGTTGGTGATGATACGCAACTTGTTCAGGTTAACAGCGAACCAACCGGAGTACAGTTCCAGATCAAAGATGAAACTGGGGCTACTGTTGCTCAGGGTACAACGCCGCAGGGCGTGACATTGGCTAAATCTGATGGGAGCTATTTTGGTAAAAAGAGCTACCAGATTACCATGGGCAAAGATGGGTACTCCCCCGTAACCTTGCCTATTAAGGCAAACGCTAATGGTTGGTACATAGGGGGAAATATTGTGTTTGGTGGTTTGATCGGGTGGCTTGCAGTCGATCCATTTAATGGCGGGATGTATACGTTAAAACCAAAGCAAGTAACTGCCGTAATGGTTCCACAGGCGCAGTAGCGTTGAAAGCCCACTCCGGTGGGCTTTTTACTTCCTGATTTAAGAAACTCTGCAAAATCTTTAAGGGCTTTACGCTGATCCGCTTAACTACGGTTTTTTTTCAAACCAAATAACCCGCTTCGGCGGGTTTTTTTATGGACGTAATATGGCAACGATTACTGGTGCGAAGGGTGGCAAACAAAAGCAGCACACGCCTGTAGAACAGCCTGACAGCGCCCAGTCCATGGCGCGTTGTCGTATGCTGCTGGCACTGGGTGAAGGTGAGTTTGCTGGTGGCTTAGACGCCACACGCATTTACCTGGACGGTACGCCGCTGGGCAATGCCGACGGCAGCATGAATTTCGAGAATGTGTCCTGGGACTTTCGCCCGGGAACACAGATGCAGGATCCCATCCCCGGCTTCCCGGCGGTGGAGAACGAAACCACTATTGGTGTCACACTGACGAATGCCACACCCTGGACGCGCGCATTCAGCAATACCCAGATTGATGCTGTGCTGGTCCGGATTGGCATTGCCGGGCTTCAGCAGCAGGAAAACAACGGCGATATCGTTGGCACCTCTGTCACCTACCATATCGACGTTGCCACGGATGGCGGCTCGTATGAAACGGTCATGACCAAGACGGTGACCGAAAAGCTCAGCTCCCTGTATGAGCTCACGCACCGCATCAACCTGCCTAAGGCCAGTACCGGCTGGCAGATCCGCGTTGTGCGTGACACCGCCGACAGCACCAGCCAGCTGCTGCAGAACAAAACCCAGGTGCAGGCCATTACTGAGGTGATCGACGCCCGTCTGCGCTACCCGCACACCGCGCTGCTGTACGTGTCGTTTAACGCCAAAGCGTTCAGCAATATCCCGAAGATTTCCTGCAGGCCGAAAGGGCGCATTATCCGGATCCCCTCAAACTACGATCCGATTGCCCGGACCTACAGCGGTACATGGGATGGCACGTTTAAATGGGGCTGGTCAAATAACCCGGCTTGGATCTGGTTTGATGTGCTGACCGAGCCACGTTTCGGGCTTGGCCGCCGCGTAACGCCGGATATGCTGGATAAATGGGAGCTTTACCGCATCGCGCAGCGCTGCGATCAACTGGTACCGGATGGCAAGGGGGGCAGCGGCATGGAGCCGCGCTTCATGTTTGATGTTTATATCCAGGAACAGGCCGATGCCTGGCAGGTGATCAAGGATATCGCGGCTGGCTTCAACGGCATGACGTTCTGGGGCAACAATATGTTCAACGTTGTCTCCGATATGCCCGTCGATACCTCGAAGCTGCAGATCCTCACCCGTGCCTCGGTGGTGGGAAAGCCTACGTACTCCAGCGGCAGCGAGAAGAACCGCTATTCCAGTGCGCTGATTAACTTCAGCGATCCGGATAACCACTATCAGGACCGCACCACGGCGGTGATGTTCCCTGACCTGGTGAAGCAGTTCAATTTTAAGCAGACGCAGATAACGGCCATCGGCTGCACGCGAGAGAGCGAGGCGCAGCGGCGCGGTGGCTGGGCGGTTTACTCCAACTATCTGGACCGGATCATCACCGTGGAGACCGGGCTTGATGGTGTCGCCTTCATGCCCGGTACCGTATTCGCCTTTGCTGACGAACGCCTGTCCGGCCGGGTGTATGGCGGGCGCATAACGGATTACGACGCATCCATCCGGGCGGTCACTACTGACCGGGGCACCAGCGCGGTACCCGGCGATACGCTGATGATCCGCACGCAGGGCGGTACCGTGGAGAGTCGCATTATCCAGACGGTGAACGGCAACCAGCTGATTGTGTCCACGCCACTTGCCGCGGCGCCAGCGCCGGATGCGGTCTTCGTCATCGATGCAGGGCAGCTGCGCCTGCAGTATTTCCGGGTGACTAACCTCAGGTACAACGACGAGGAAAACACCTTCACTATTACCGGCGCTGAGTACAACACCTCGAAATATGATGCCGTGGATAACAATGCGCGCCTGGATGTCCCGCCGATCAGCCTCATCCCCACCGGGCTGGTGGCGCAGCCGGGCAACGTTACGGTCTCCGGCTATGATACCGTCCGCCAGAGTCAGCGTATCGCCACGTTGGTGGCAATATGGGATGCGCCGCTGGATAAGAGTGGTAAGCCACAGGCCGATGTGGTTGCATACCAGGCGCAGTGGAAGCGCGGGGACAACGAGTGGATTAACACTCCGGAAACCGGGCTGAGGAGCATTGAAGTACCGGGCATCTTCGCGGGCGATTATCTGGTCCGCGTCCGGGCCATCAACTCCGGCGGTGCATCCAGCCTTTGGGCCACCTCGGTGCTGACCCATCTTTCCGGGCGCACGGGCGATGTACCGAAGCCCGTCGGCTTGGCCGCCACGGATAATGTCGTTTTCGGCATCAATATCACCTGGGCCTTTCCGGCGGACAGCGGCGACACGCTGAGCACTGAAATCCAGTACAGCCTGACCGCAGACGGAGAAAACCCCGTACTTCTGGCTGCTGTCCCTTATCCACAGCAGCTTTACCAGCAGATGGGACTGCGTGCCGGGCAGGAATTCTGGTACCGGGCACGGCTGGTGGATCGTATCGGCAATCAGTCCGAGTGGACAGACCTGGTACGCGGGCAAGCGAGCATCGATGTCTCCGATATCACGGACGCTATTCTGGCTCAGATGCAGGATACCGAGGTCTTTAAAGACCTGATCGAGAACGCGGTAAACAGCAACCAAACTATCGCCGACATTGCTGCAACCATTGCGGATAATGCCGACCAGCTGGCGGCAGCTGTCGGAGCAACCCGCGAGACTGCCGAAGGCATCATTCAGAATGCGCTGGCGATCGCGGAGATGACGTTCCGGCAGTCAGCCCAGCAGGGGGCTAACTCGGCTCAGTTTGAGCAGCTGCGCGAGGTGATCGCCACCGAGACGGAAGCGCGCGTTACTGATGTTACCCGCCTTGATGCGAAAACTGAGGCTAACGCATCGGGCATCACTGAGGTGCGCGAGGCAATCGCCACAGAAGAAGAGGCGCGGGCGACGGCAGTTACTCAGCTGACGGCGGCCACGAAAACCGCTTCTGATAAAGCCGATGCGGCTGCTGAAGCAGCTGGCGCTGCAGCAGAAGAAAGCGCGCAGAACACCGCGGCGATTACCGAGCTCGATCAGGCAGTCACGACTCTGGACAGCTCCACTGCGTCCCGGTTCGAGGAGATCACCGGCAAAACGGACACTGCCAGCGGTAGTGTACAGAACACGGCGATCGCGCTTATTCAGAGCACCCTGGCGAACGTCAACCTGCAGCAGCGTCTGAGCGTGCAGTATGGTGACAACAAAGCCGGTATAGCGCGCGTTGACAACGTGATGGCCGACGCCAGCCGGGCGGTCAGCGAGTCACTGAAAACGCTGGACGCGATAGCGGGGGGCGGTACGTCAAATGTCACAGACTTTGCCCGCACGATGGCTGACTTCTCCGCTGTGTCAGCGCAGCGCATTAACTCCATGACCGTGACAATGAACGGGCAGACGGCGGCAATCACCCAGAACGCCCAGGCTACCGCCGATCTCAGCGGCAACATCAACGCGATGTACAACATCAAAGTCGGTGTTGCCAGCAACGGGCAATACTACGCAGCAGGCATGGGGATCGGCGTTGAGAATAGCCCCGGCGGCATGCAGTCACAGATTGTCTTCCTGGCTGACCGCTTCGCCGTCACGACAATGGCAGGCAGTGCGGTAACGCTACCATTCGTTATTCAGAACGGGCAGGTGATCATTCGTGAAACTGTTATCGGTGACGGCACAATCACCAATGCGAAAATTGGGGCATATATCCAGTCTTCGAACTATGTTGTCGGCACGCTTGGGTGGAGGATCGATAAAAACGGGACCATTGAGATAAACGGTGGTGTTGCAGGTCAGGGCAGGCTGGTTATTACCAATAACCGGATCATTTCGTATGACCAGTACGGTCGTCTGGCTGCGGTTATGGGGCAGAGACTGTAATGCAGACATTTATCGCTGGAACCAGCTTTGACGCCATCAACTCGATGGCGGTCAACTATGTTATGGATATCATCGACATATCCGGTTCGGGTAGCAAGGCCTACCCGGCCGGATGTACCTACCAGACTAACCTGATGATCGAGACGGCAGTTTCCGCGCTTCCGACCAGTAATCCGTATCAGGTAACCGTGTCCGGGAATATCGTCACCTGGAACGTAGCGACCCCGGTCCGGCTGGTGGTGCTGGCAACACCAAATACTGGTACAGACAGCAGCTACTTTGGCCAGGCGCTGTATTCCTATGACGCCTACGGGAACAAGACGGTAAAGCTCGCCCCCGATTTTGTGCCGTTCTGCCTGGTTGACGTCATAGACGTGCCGCCCGGCGGCCAGCTTATTCAGACACGGATCCCGATCAGCCATAAAATCGTTACGTTTCACCGGTTGCCGAATGCAGACGGACGGCTGTCCACGTCCGTGTATTCGGTGGTCAACTCCGGGGGATATCATGCTTTTTCGTTCAACGCCTCTGGTATCACGCAGACAGGCTGCCGGATCTATGTTTTCTCGAACTATCTGGTGAACATCCCCGACTGGGGCTTTTTCGTTTACCGGGATGGCGCTCTGGTCTGGCACAGCAACTGCCTGCCGCTCAATATGGGGCTGATGACCGGCGATATGTCATCAGCCACACCGCTGGCCGTTACGCCGGGGGTCACCTCACTGATTTACATTCCGGCGGACCCGTCTGTGCCAACAGCCGGAGGCTATTTGAATACCAGCTGCTCTGCCGCCGGGTATAGAAACGGCACCTGGCAGGCAGTAATCGCAAACGTATTTTCCAGCCGCATTATCTCATCTCAGGAGGCGGCATCGGTTAAGCCCTGGGCTATACGCGGCTACGTTGGTTACATCGACTGCAGTATCTACGATCAGTATTACCCTTATGCGCTCGGGCTGGTTTAGCCCACCTTAAAACTTCCTCATTCCACATCAGACCCGCCGCGTGCGGGTTTTTTTATGTTTGGAGATAACATGATTTACACCACTGGCACGATCGCCGGCAGCGGCAACACACTCACCGGTACCGGAACTAATTTCACCGCAGCGGGCACGCTGATCCGCAATGGATGCACTGTCATAGTGCTGACAAGCCCGGTACAGGTGTTCCAGATCACCGGCGTGACCAGCGCCACGCAGCTGGCAGTGTCACCCGCGGTTAACCCGTCAATCCCGGCGGGCACGCGGTATGCCATTCTGCTGAGCGACAGCCTGAGCGTTGACGGCCTGGCGCTGGATATTGCTGAGACGTTCAAGATGTACCAGGCCTATATGGGCGGTTTCGCTGATGTGATGCAGTCAACGGGTACCGTGACGATTACCATCAACGGTAAAATAGTCACCGTGCCGGGAATGCAGTCTGTCGCGCAAAAAGACGCAGGTGGGGCAGTCCCTGTTTCCCAGGGTGGCTCCGGGGCAACCACCGCAGCAGAAGCCAGAAAGAACTTCGAGCTGGGAACAGCGGCGCAACGTAATGCCGGAACGGCTGCTGGTGAGGTCATGCCAGTAGGGTCTTTTGGTTTAGGAGGCAGGATAAACCAGCAGCCATCCTGGACCAGCACTCAGGACGTAACGCAATTTATCAGCGTCCCGCAAGGCGGATCATCCCCGTTTGGGAACGTGGATGGCGGGGGGCTGTCTTTCTCGATCGGGAATTACGGTGTGCAGATGCTGGTTCCTATGGCCGGCGACCGAATTGTGATGCGCAGCTGGACACCGAATGCGTTTTCTGTTCCCGTCGAATTCTGGAGTACAGGAAACACTACCCGGGCATCTGACGGCACGCTAAAAGCGGCATCGCCGGTTGTTAAACTCTTTGCTGATGACCGTTATGAAACTAACGACGAGTCTGAGGGTGTGACCGTTACCCGCCAGGCGGTGGGTGTCTATCTCGTTGAGGGCTGCATGGGCCTGAACTCAGACGCAGCTTGGGGCGGCCCGGACGGCGGTTTCGATATTCCGACGGACAGGAATAAGCAGGCGTTGGTCTGGCTGGATTATAAGGTTCTCGCCGACGGATCGGTGCTGGTCAAAACGTATCATCGCACGCATCCGGATGCCCCGGAGTTCGCACGCAATGAACGTGACGGCTACGTCAGCGGAGACCCGATCGATATCCCGGCGGGCCAGTTCGTATCTGTACGCGTGGAGATGCCGGAAAATTCAGTCTACAACCAGAAGCGTCTGGCAGCAGAGGCGGCGATGGCTGAAGCTGAGGCGCTGGCGATAAAAGACGCTGAAAATTCAGATCAAAGTATTAATCCCGAAAATCAATAGGCCGCACCATCTTGATCTGGCTCCTCTTTGAAACTACTGTTTATATATACAGTATTTAACAGGGAGGGGCACAGAGTGGCTAAATATTCAGACATTGGCGCTGCGTTCGCCGCAGCCGTCAAACCAGATCCGAAACGAGGATTTACAGTAACAACCGTTGATTTTGTACAGCAGCTGGAGGCGCGGCACCATCACTGGCCGCTGGAGCAGGCTAACAGGTGGATAGCTCGGTACCAGACCTATTTCCGGGACTACACCCCTCACGAGGGTGAGGACCGGTGCTATTTCATGATCGGCATGGGGAGGATCATGTAATGGGCTTTCCTTCTCCGGCGCAGGACTACGTTGAGCGCGCGCTCTGCCTGAACCAGCTTTGCAACGTAAACGGGAACACTATCCTCATCGAGACGTCCAGCGGCTGGGCCGTGATCGATAAATCACGGCGGCCAGCTCCGGGCATTGTGCTGCTGGTGAATATCGACGGCTACAACCAGTTCGCCAGGTGGATGGGCGACGCGCTGATAACTGAAGATGGTGAAGCAATAGAGGGGGAGGCGCTGGATGACGTGACTGTTATCGGGCCGGTGACCGCGCTGATAAATGCAGTGGAACGGAGCGACGACTGCCCTGTGCTGTGAGGTATCTTGACGGGGGTTTTACCCCCATTTTACCCCAACAGTACCCCAGCCAAATTGCAGGCATAAAAAAACCAGCCGTAAGAGGCTGGTTCTTCTGGGATTTTTTGGTCGGCACGAGAGGATTTGAACCTCCGACCCCCGACATCCCATGACGACAGACTACCCTTGAATGATCCCCAGTCTAATATCCCAAACTCCACTTATGGTTGAAGACGGCATTTTCCAGCCACCATAAAGAACTTTTCTATCCGGCCCACCGTATAAACACGCGTCGCAGTTATCTGAACCCTTCAACTTATACACACCTGCAACCAATTCATGTCCGTTATAAACAACTTTGCCAGTATCATCATAATATGTAATTGTGATCAATTTATCATCAAATGTCACTTCGCAAGGAGTATCAAGCCAAGGGAGGTCGCCGTCCCGGTAGTAGGTATCCATTGTGCAATTTTTATAAGTTGGCATATAAAACTCTCATTGATTGAATTAAGCTGTTAAATAATAACTTTAGTAATTTCAGTCTAATACGATTATTCAATTCATGACATTATTAACAAAGGCATTTCTACGTCAAGATGACTTCAGCGTACATCGGCAACCCTTATCATAGGAACAGCGCCGCCACGCGACTGATGACACCCACGCAGGACACGCGTGACATTATCGCGGCAGCCACCCGATGCCTGGAAGCTGTCTGGCGTGACGGCCATCGCTATCAGAAAGCAGGGATAATGCTCGGCAACTTTTTCAGCCAGGGCGTGGCGCAGCTCGATCTCTTTGATGCTAACGCTCCGCGCCAGGGTAGCGGAGAGTTAATGGCGCTGATGGACAAGCTGAATAGACAGGGAAGGGGCACGCTGTATTTTGCCGGGGAAGGGATCTAGAAGACCTGGCAGATGAGCGCGAAATGCTCTTGCGGCGTTACACTATGCTGTGGCCATATTTGCCGATTGTACAGACTGATTAGCGTGGTTTTAGCCGGGCATTTTGGGGGCATATTGGGGACATGGAACGCTCTAGGGGCAAGTTTAGGGACACGAAATTGTCCTTATATGTCCTTGTATGTCCGACATGTGCAAGCACTAACTTTATGAAAACTCGATAACTTCATGTTTTAGCATTTTTTTTACATCTAATCGCATAAATAGGCATTGCCTATACATGTTTCAATTTTGTTATCAGAAGCACAGTGTTGTCTGTTAAAAGGCATTAAGATCAATAGATTGCTTACAGCAATCCTTTCCTGTTAACCCTGACAGCAGGGTCTATGCTTAATAGAAGTGTTCAAAAAGGGCATTTAACGCGAATAACCCTGCGGATTAGAGGTTGAAGTGATAATCATTATCACTAACATAGCGTTATGTCCTTCTGACGTAATCGTGTGAGGTAAACCTATGGAATTGCATTCAGGGACTTTCGATCCAAACAATCCGGGCTGGCAAGGGCTAACGCTTACCCCTGCGGCGGCGGAGCATATTCGTGCATTAACCAGCAAGCAGCCGGAGCTGCACGGCGTGCGTCTCGGCATTAAACAGACAGGCTGCGCAGGTTTCGGCTATGTGCTGGATACCGTGACTGAACCAGCAAAAGACGATTTGCTCTTCGAGCTAGACGGTGCGCGCCTGTATGTCCCCTTACAGGCCATGCCGTTTATTGATGGAACGACCGTCGATTATGTGCGCGAAGGATTAAACCAGATATTTAAATTTTATAACCCGAAAGCTCAGCACGAGTGCGGCTGTGGTGAAAGCTTTGGGGTATAG